TCAATCTTCGGGATTGTTGTCAGCAAACGACTTATTCAGTAGGCCCTGAACGACACTGTCGGGATCACCCAGTAATTGCTTACTGAATGCCTCTCCCTCGGCTGGACGCGTCGCGAGTAGCCCCCAGGACTTTGTTCCATCTGCGTTAAAGACCACTATTAGCTGATTGTCTGCACAATCATGTGCCTTGCACATGTGGCCTACCGTAAAGCGCTTACCATCCGCCGAAACCGTCTCGACTGGCGACGCTGTGCCCTGAGCTTTACTGACCCAGTCCGGATAACTGAGCATCTCTGCGTAGGCTTTTTTGTAAGGCGCTTTGCTGGCAATCTCGGGCAGATATTGCTCAGCCCAAACGCCTTCAGAGACTAGCATCATGGAGGCACCCGCCAGCATCGAAAGGCTCAGTATTTTCATTCGAATGACTCCATCTCGCTGACTTTTCAGCCGCTTTCGCAGGTTGCACTTAAACATCGGTATGAAAGCTGGGACAGGGCACTGTTTTAGAAGTTTCGACGTTCACCTAACAAACAAGCTTGAAATCATGAGGCAGGCCATGGCTGCCGTGGAGAGGAATAAATCAGTCAAGCTAAAAGCTCCGTACTGTGCTTAGTAATGAATACGCAGTGCGAGGGCACGTGCACGATGACAGCTCCATACGGATCCAGTAAGACAGCATAGTCTTGTAGAAAAAGTGCTGTGATGACGGCGGTCATTTGCTTCGTGTACTTTCGACCCTCGACTTCACTTACGGATGAGTATCATGAATGACGATTTGAAGCAGTCAGGCTCTACGACTACATCACAAGCCACCACCTCTCTAGAGCAGGTCAAAACCGGCAGGGTCCTGGATTTTACCTGGGCGCCAAACGCCAACACCACGACCACCATCGTCTCGGCAGACTTTGTCGACTACAAGGTCGATACTGCCCAGGGCAGCCCCACTGGCGACAGCCATTCCATTGCACGATTTACCTATGTCCAGGGCAAAGGCGGTGGCCAGATCAGCCAGCTCTTTCTGGAAGAAATGCGTGCCGGTGTACGTGCCAATACCCAGATCGGGTTGATGGTAGGACGCAAATGGGTTCTGGACCCCAATGGGGAAGTTTCCGGCAGCATTGGTACATACGTGGTTGAGCAATTCGACGACATGCGCGCCAGTGTGAATTATGTCGGCTCCTTCGCCCGGGTCTTCGCTGATCCGAGAATGGTCAGTTACCACGCTGGCGGACATGTGCACACCAATGTTTCTATCACCGGCAGCAGGCCCTTGACCATGTCGGATTCAGGCAAGTCGATGCTGGTCATCAGCGATACAGATGTCACGCTGACAATCGGTGATGATGTGATTGAAGGGTTCAAGGTGAATCTAATCCAGGCAGCCGCCGGCAAGATCAACATTGCCGTATCCAGCAGCCACGTGATCTACAGCAACGCTGGAAGCCGCACGCACACGCTCAATCCACTGGATGAGCTGGAAGTCAGTACCTTCCCATTCGGGCCGGTGTTCCTGGCCTTTCGAGTTAGACCAACTGCCTAAATAGCCCGGTATAACCAAACCCCAGAAACGCAAAAGCCCCGCTTTCGCGAGGCTTTCGTGTAAATCTTGGCGGGAAACCAGGGATTCGAACCCTGGAGACGCTATTAACGTCCGCCGGTTTTCAAGACTGCCGAGTTAACTATAATAATCAACACCTTAGCTATTTATCGTTTCCGCAACTCAGAGTTTTTACCAAGCCTACAGCCCGCATGTATCAAGGGGCGTGCATTGGATTGCGGAAATGATTTCCCCCTTCTCCGGCGCCCTGCCGAACGATCTCCCCACTCAATAATTTGCCTGCTACGCTGTTCGCTCCACGGAGGAACAACGATGCCGAACTCAGACCTAATCCCTTCCCTGCTTTCCAAACTCTACGAAAACCAACTTGCCCTCGAGGCGTCCATCCTGGAGCTGTCAAATTGGGTTGAGCAACGTGGCTCCGCCGAGGTGGCAGACAACGTGCGAGGCGCCCTCTTCACAATCGGACACAACGAAGAGTTCATCAAAATGACTCTCGCCGTGCTGATGGAGTCGGAATAGTCGCAAGCCCCTACAGCTCGTCGGCTCAAATCGCGCCACTTCCAACCCTCGATTACTGTACACGCATACAGTATTTGAGGTTTCGCTATGAACGTTGATATGGACACCGAGGATTGGCTTGGCTGCCCTACCCCACTGGAGATGTACCAGCACCAGTGCTCCATGCTTCAAGATGATATCTGCGAACTCCAGCGCCAACTGACCATGGCTAGAGCGAATATAGCCGGGCTTATCCAAATGAATGATGCGCTGGCGCTAGACAAGGCCATTTTGATAAAGGAGCTCAAGACGGCGCGTGACCGCTTGGTGTCCGTAAACGCCGAGCCTTCTGGCACGCTCAGTTACAGATCCGTGGACATACTGACGGACCAGCGCGACCACCTGTTCCGAGAGAATCAGCGACTGCTGGGCGAGCTGCGGAAGATCACGGATCCGAAGGCATGACCGGCGTGTTAGCCGTCCAGTAGCACAGATTTGGGTATACTCTGTTTTTTAAGACGGCTGCACTCATGCTCAATTCAATACAGACTTTAAGAGCTTTGGCCGCATGGATTGTGGTCTTTCATCACTACATGCAGGTCGCATTCAAATTTTCACTTACAGATCCTGTTTCGGTAGGGCTATATAAGTACGGCGCTATAGGCGTTGATTTATTTTTTGTAATTAGTGGATTTGTAATATATCTATCCGCATCCCAAAAACAACAATCGCCTGGGTTTTTTGCCTTACATCGACTAGCGCGTATTGCCCCAGCCTACTGGTTATTTACATTAGCCACCGTAGCTACAATTTTGATTGCGCCAGGTATCGTTCCTCTAACAATGTACGAGCCGGTATTTCTACTAAAGAGTTTATTTTTCATACCCGCGCAGAACCCCTCGGGAATCGGCCTGTATCCGGTGGTCACTATGGGATGGACTCTAAATTACGAAATGGCATTTTACGTAATATTCTTTCTGGCCCTTTACCTTCCAGCGCGATTTAGAGTTATTGCAATCGTCGCTGGGGTATTGCTGATGCAAGCTTTCCTGCCTTCCCTGGGTGGAGACTTCATTTTCTTCAAGAACCGAATCGTCTATGAGTTTCTGTTTGGTATAGGCATCGCCCTGCTTTACCAAAAAGGGTATGTCACCCGTATTCCTTTAGTGGTGGCCGCGTCTCTGATCGCCGTAGCGCTCTGGAGAATCTCCGTAAACTCCCCAATAAATCACGACCCTTATGGGAACGGCTTACCTTGCGCCGTGATATTGATAGCTGCGGTCTCACAGGAACGTTTGTTCAGTCGAATAGGGTTCCTATCAAAACTCGGTGATTGGTCCTATTCGACCTACCTATGCCATGTGCTTGTAATTTGCTTTGGGCTGAGGTTCCAGCAGATAGCCGGCCTAGATACGTTGACAACGTTCGCACTGATTACGGTAACGATTGCTGCGGTTTCGTGGGCAAGTTTCACGTTGATAGAGAAACCCATCTCACAACTAGCCAAGAATAGGCTCAGAACAATGAAGGTCGCCGATCTTGTGACCTAATGCGAGTGCCGGCGGCAGGTGGACATCCACGACCGGCGGCTCGTAGTGCTGACACCAGACCTGGCGCGGGAATGGTTGGACCCGTCCACGCCCAAGGAGCGCGCCGAGCAGATAGTGCTTCACCAGGGCGAGCTGTCCGAAGTGCTCGAGTGGTTCAAGGTCGATACGGCTGTGGGCTACGTGCGAAACAAAGGCCCTGAGCTCATCCAGCCGATCAGGGAGTGATACCACCAGGCCTACTGGCAAGCCTGTGCCGCAGCGACCAGCTGCCGCTCGTAACCGATCCGCTGCCGACGCTCGGCCAACAATGCCCGAACCTTTACTTCCAGGCTGTCGGACTTCTTCAGTCCAGCAGCTGCCCACGGCGGCACCGCGACCTCCTTTGTTTTGCACGGAACCAGCACCGGTACCTCCACGCGCACAGTGCGCACCTCTGGCTCCCTACCCGCACAGCCAGTCAGCGCCAGCGCTAACAGCACCAGAAAAGGTCTCATAAACCCAACTCCTGATCGATGATGGCCGCAGCAGCCTGGGCTGGGTCGCCACCGATTCGCCCCCGCAACAACTGATTGGCAGCGGCGTAGTCCGGCTGGGCCTCTTGCGTTGCTTTTGCCAGGGCCTGGGCGGCAGTTCGCTCCCGCAGGCCGCCGGCCTGGACAAGCTCACCCAGCTTCCTGCCTTGCTCTCCCGCCAGCGCTTCCAGGCTGTTGCGCGCCAACTGAGCGCTGACCAGGTTGGTGTTCGCCGCGTCGAGTAGCGGCCGATAATGACAGGCCGCGAGCCACGCACCACCGCCAGCGCCCAACACCAGCAGAAGGACAGCCGCAAGCCCACAGCAAGCCAGCCTCTGCCCGGGCGTCATCACGGCACATCCTTGAAGAAGACATGGTGACCAAGGCGCAGCGTCTGCGTGGCCTTCGCCGCCCAGGCAGGGGCCTTCGGCATCGTGGTCGCGTAGTAATGCGTGGCGCCGCCGGTGGGGTCCGGTACCGCGCCTGACATAACCTGATCCGCAGCGCGCTGGGCCTGGGCGAACTGCACTGCCGGGATCTGCTTGGCACCGCTCAGGTAGGCGTAGTTCGGGTCGTTCTGGTTCCAGCAGCTGAACTGCCACGGCTCCAGGCACACACCGGCGTAACCTTCCCCCCACCATGATTTGGCTTTGCCGTCGAACACACGGTTGCGGATGGTCCAAGCCACGGCTATCTGGCCTGCAAGACCTTCGCCGCGAGCTTCCCCCCACAGCGTGCGCGCCAGGATGTCCCGGTCTTTCTTGGATGCGTTCATTTTTTCTCCAGGCAATAAAAAACCCGCTCAAGGCGGGTGGCGGTGTACTGGTGGCTTTAGGCGTCTAAAGCGGAAGCGCTCACCGGTAAAGGGAAACGCGCCTTGATCGCGGCCACTGACGCCAGCCACGCGGTGTAGTCAGGCTCCAGGCCACGGCTCAAGGCGTCGTAGTCGGCCTCCAGTCTGAGCGGGTCGGACTCGGACAGGTAGGCAGCGCGACGCGATGACAGAACGGACTCAAGGGCGGCACGCTCTTCATCCGCATGGCGCTGCTCGGCGGTAACCATCTTGCTGAAATCGATATTGCTCATTGGGGAAGACTCACATTGCCGTCTGGCGGGTTGACGATATCGGCGGGGTAATTCGCTGCGGGTGAGGCGTCATCGCCGCACGGCAACAGCAGGGTCAGCGTCAACTCACCGTCGATACGCGTGATGTCACCCACAACAAAATCACAGTCCACAGCTGAACTCGGTAGCACTGCACCTTCAGGCACTCCGCGGAAGTCGAAGCGCTCACCATTGATAGTCAGCACATCGCTGCGCTTGGAAACGATCAGTTCGTCATCTCGCCGCTGTGGCGACAATTTAATAATCATGATTTCCATCTCCCGATAGCGCTAAATCGAAACTCATAGGAATAGGCAGTGTTATTGCCCAAAGCGGTGAAGCTTGGGAACGACGCAGACGCCGAGACCCCCGTGTTGATGAATGACCCCGACAGTCCATAGAACTGTTTTGATGCGTAAATCTGCGCACCCTGCCCTGCGGTGTAGAACACCAGCGCAGTCGAGACCAGCGGGGAGCCTACGAAGGCATGAGCCGGGGTGATAGAAGGACTGATCGATGCGCCAGGCGCGATGGTGGCTGTTACCAAAATCGTGTTAGTGCAGATCAAGGTGCCATCAGCGAATTTGGTGTAACTGCCATTCGCGTTGGTTCCCGACTCCAGGATCGCGCCGCTGGCGACGACGCCAACAACATCAGCCAATGCACCGGTTTTCAACTGCAGCGCAGCCCGAGCCCCCACAATTGTCGAGGCACCGGTACCGCCGTTGGCGACTGGCGCAATAGCGGCGCTCGACAGAGGGCCAAGCCCTGCCAGGGTGGAGCCCCATTGTTGAACCATCAGGTTCACTGCATCAGCCAGCGCCTTGGGATAGCCGTTGACCGGTACAACACCGTACGCAGCGCCGGTCGCTGTCGCCCCTCGATAGGCTGGCGAGATCGAAATGGCCGTTTCACTCGACGGGTTGATCACCTGATAAATCCCATTATCAGGGCCGGCAAACATGTCCCCAGAACGAGCATTAGAAAACTTTGTCCCTGTCCCAGTTACGACAGTGCTCCCGTTAGTAACTGCGACTGTTCCTTCCGTGTACCAAGAAGCCATAAGTCTCTCCAGGCAAAAAAATACCCGCACTCGGCGGGCTCGTTAAGCTGATTGTTTAATTAAACGGAAATGGCAGGCTTGCCGTTTCGATGACCAAAGCAGTGGGCAGCCGATCCGTCGGCACTTGCGAAAAGCTTGGTGGCATTGGAGTACCCGTCACAACAACTGGGTAATCTTCGGGGGTCCCTCCTGCCGGCCCGAACATAAACTGAATACCACCAACAGTCCCGCCACATCCTTCGCTTCCACCGTAACGGTATGTATTCTTCGTCTCATTGACACCATAAAGCCAGATTTGACAGCCTCGGCTCCAGGGCAGATAGGCTGCATACTCGACGCCGGCCTTTATGTTTATCGTAACCTTGGCGGTGAATATATTTGACTGGTAACTGGGTGGCGTCTGGCGTTGCTCTACAGTTAGAACAGCATTTGCGTAGGGTCTGCTTCCTGACGGTATTGGGTATAGCGTTTCTTGAGTTCCAGTAGGCGCGGGGGCTTGGATGGCAGCAACCACATTCAATGCCAATTGCAGAGAATTAAATGTCATTGAGCCATCGGCTTGCCGTGTTTTTAGATATGGCGATCCAGCGAGTGTATCTTTCATTAAATCAAAACAATAGAACTTAGTGCTAACGCTTGCATTGGTGTAGAGAAATGTCATCGAGTCGCCAGAGATCTTTGTTCCCTGCAAACAACCGCTCCCAGTGAGAAATACAATTGGAGAGGTAGCCCCGACGACAGTGAACCCATAAATCACGTCCGACAAAGCCACGTTAGGGCTGACACCCGACCCTGTCCAATTACCGCCCCAATTAGGATCAACGTTGCCACCTTTGAAATTCCGCCGCCACCATGTCTCGATGACGCGAAGGTTTCCGCTTTTCACTAATCCATATGTTATTTTTCCTGTATCAAATAAAAGGCTGCCATCCTGTTTTTTAACTACGAGATTAGCCATTAATAATAACCGTAGTAAATAATGCAATTGGCGGAAAAATTACCCCAGCCATTGGTGTTATAGCGGTAGACCCAAGAAAGAACACCGTTGGCGATAACCGCTGCAGGGAGCTTTCCTTTTTCCAATTGCAGATCCTGAAGTGGGACAACGACTGAAAACTGAGTCTTACCTGCTGGTGGCGGTGGGATAGGTATTGAACCGTTTGCAGAGTTGGTGACCACTGACCCCTGGGTCTGGCTAATGTTCATGGTCATATCGACCTTAACCAGACCCGTTTCGCGATCCCTTATCACTAGTCCAACCATGCTATAGCCTCATGTCGATACCGACGACGCCGTTCGAGTAGGTCATTTTCAAGCCATCAGCATTGAGCAGCATCGAGTTCCCGGCGCTATTGGCACCTCGGAAAGCAAAAGTACCAGCGCGCATATCGAGCTCTATCAGCGGCAGTCCATTTGCATCCACTTTCTCTGAACGCAGTGTCATTCCAAGAATAATTTCTTGGATAAACGCCTTGCTAATGATTGCTGTATTGAAGACCACCTGATTATTTTCGATCACGAACATCGGGATTACTTCTCCGTTAATCTCGTTCACAACGGCAAACCGCTGGGCGAAAATCAAGAACTCCGATTGTCCACCATCTGAGCCAAAAGCAAGCCCCGTAGTAACCCTCCTTCCATCAACTATGGTTTGAGCTTTAATGGTGGTTTGTGCTGATACCTTGCCATCGAGCCCTACGACTACTTGGCTTACCTGCTGAACCGAGGCGTTTGTCTGTCCAAGGCTGGCTTGGACGGTATCAGTCCGCTTCGCCTGCACATCTATCGCGGTGGCTCTAACCTTTTCCTCCTGCTGGATAAGCCCTTTCGCGTCATCAACCCCAGCCTGCAAGGTCGTCAACCGCTCAGCAGTTGCCAGTTCGCGAGATGCTTCAACGCGCATTTGTTGGGCGATACTTGCGGTGGACTCATACGCCTTCAACGCCCCAGCCAGCTCGCCAGCACCGTCATCACCACGCACAGAAGCTCGCAGCGATTCGTTACTGGACGCCTGAGCCGTAACTCGTCCATCCAAGTTGGTGACCTTGGTATCGAGCCCAGTGATTGCCTCGGCCTGGCCTGCAATCGCACTGCCCAGCCCTGCAATCGTCTTGTCCTGCTCGTCAACGAGGCCTGAAACTGCCGTGAGCCCGCTCTTGAGCTGTGTGACCTGGGTTGCTGCTGTCTCCCGATTGGAGGCGACAACCTGCTCAAGAGTCGTTAGACCTGACTTGTTGTCTCCCACCTGAGCCCCGAGCGTGATCAACTGCTGAGCCATTGCATCACTTTCAGTTGCGCGGGTTTTACGCTCAACAGCCAAGTCTGCTGTGGACGTCCACGCCTTCAAGGCTCCGGCCAGGTCTCCGCTGCCGTCATCACCACGAGCCGCCGAGCGCAGCGCTTCTACCGATGTGGCGGTCGCCAACACCTTGCCGTCTATTTCCTCGATCTTGGTTTCGATGATCTGGACCTGGGATGCCAGCGCGTTCGCTGTTTCCAGGATGGTGCCGATATCGGTCCAATAGTCTGCGTCGGGCGGCGCCTCCCCCACGGGCACCGGGCCTTTTGCTTGGTATAGGCGTTGGTCAAGCCGGACGATGTCGCCCTTAAGATATGGTTTTGCAGGGTCGTAGGCGAGCGCATCACTTACCTGCTTGATCAGATCCTCCAGCTCTTGCTTGGCTTCCTCGAGGCGTTCATTTACTGAGCCAGGCCCATCGCCTGTAATCAGCTCGATCTCTTCGCGCAGGCTTTGGTACAAGGCGCCCTTGCCGATCTTGTCCGCAAAATACTTCTCGTACTCCGCTTGATCCGAACTGGCCTGGCCATTAACCGCGCCAGGCACTGGAAAGAACGGGCCGACATTGCCAGTGCGGTCCACCAAACGCGCCCAGAAGAACAGACTCGCCCCAGCCAACAGACTGTGCATCTCATGCGATGCTTGTGGATAGCTGAGGTCGCTGAGCTTGGTGGCGGTCTCCAGAACGGGAGACTGGCTGTACCAAAGCTCTGTGCGCTGCGTGTCCTCAGCACCTGGTGGGAAACCCCATTGAATACCGATGCCATAGATCAGGCTGGTGGTGGTCAGGAACGACACCGCCGGCGGCAAGCCGGTCTTGCCTTCAAGGTTGGTCAGGTTCGAGTTTTTCCAGATCGACGAGATTTCGAAAGCGCTCACTGCCCGCACCCGGGCCAAGTAGGCCCCGGAGTAGATGCCGGTGACGTCCACGCTCGTCGAACCAGTACGCTGCACCTTGATCCAGTTGCCGTTGTCCTTGCGCCACTCCACGTCATAAGCGACGGCACCAGCAACAGCAGGCCACGAGATGTTCATGGTGCTGATGGCCAGGCCCTGGTCGATGGAAACGTTCGATGTGATCGTGACGCTCGCCGGTGCCGGAACTACAGTGATCGGGATCACGCTGATTGGGCGCTCTTCCAGGCGTGCTCCGGTGTCGATGTGCGCGAACTTGCTCGGGTCGTACTGAACGGCCGAGATTTCGAACACGCCAGGCTCTGGCCTGGCCACGCTGACAACCCGGTAAAGCGGGACGGCTAAGTCGTCGGCATCGAGCGCCCACACCAACTCCGGCTCAGGCACAACGGAATAAGCCACGGTGACGGTGACCTGCCGACCACTGACGAGTTGCACGGTGCGCCCCTCGCACTTGCCGTCAGGCAGGTTGAGGATAAGCCTGTCACCGGGCTTGGCCTGGGTGTCGCGATCCAGGGTGATGACCTTGCCGTTCACAGCCGAGATGCGCCCGCCAATGGCGCGGCCAGCCAGCAGCTCGTCAGCAATCGGGATCACGTAGCCAGGCAGCGGGATACGGCCGTCCAAGCCAACCTTGAACGTTACGGCCCGATCCTTGGAGTTGGTCAGCAGCGCCCACTTACCGCGGCGCTGGGCCTCCGATTCGCGGGTGCAGCCGATAGCGCTGATCTCCAGCGGGTTATCGCCGTAGCGCCGCTGCAGCTTCTGGTCAGTCACTGCGGTGACGTCGGTGTCGTAGTTGTTCAGCGGGTTGTCGTAGCTGACCAGCGCTCGGGTGTAGCGTGTGCGCTCCGATGCGCTGGAGTAGGTGAACTTGCCGTCGATGACGTTTGCACGGGTGTAGGCGAAGTCGAAGTCGGTGGCGCGCGGCATATCCGAGAGAGTGAACACCTGGCCCTGAGCCCAGTAGGTCATGCCTCGGTAGATCGCAGAGATATCGCGCAGCAGTGACCAGGCATCGGCTTTGCTCTGCAGGTTCAAGTTGCAGATGAAGCGCGGCTCCTGGCCACCCTTTCCGTCCGGCACCAGTTGGTCGCAGTATTGCGAGATTCGGTACAGCTCCCACTTATCCACCATCCACGGCTTGATGCGCCGGCCCAGGCCAAAACGATCGGCGGTGGTGATGTCGTAGGTCATCCAGACAGGATTGTCGGTCCAGGCCTGCTTGAACGTGCCGTCCCAAACGCCCGAGTAACTGCGTGACACAGGGTCGTAGTTGCTCGGCACCTGCATCTTCTTCAGCTTCGTCTCGACCGTCACGGCCGGGATGCTGCGGAACTGCTCAGCGGAGAACTCGATGTAGAGCAGCGCCGTGTTTGGGTAGCGGATCTTCGCGTCGATCACTTCAGTGAAGCCGGCGATCTGCATGGTGTCGGAGATTTTGTTGTTGTTCTGATTGACCGTAATCCTGGTGATACGCATCAGCCAGCCGGTAGTTGCCTTGGGCAGATCTATACGACGGGTGCGTTCATATACGCTGGTGGTCTTGCCGTCGACGGCCTCGCTCAGTACCTGCTGATAGGCACCACCATCAGTGGCCAGCTCAACCTTGTATTCGATCCGGTATCCGTTGATGTTGCCCCCGGCGTCCACGGACTGAAGTGCGGGCCAGGCAAACCGCACGCGCACAGCGGAAAGCTGGGTGTTGTTGATCGCCCTAACCCACGGTGTGCCGCTGCGCAGCTCGGTGCTGATGGTGGTCTCGCTTTCGACAGACGGGATGCCCTGGATATAGGTCTGGTCCACGGCCCCGGTACGCCACTCCCACTTCACGTTTGGGAAGTTCATGTTGCCCTGGGGGTCTTGCAGCGGGGTGTTGTCGAGGTAGATATCGCGGTCTGTCGGCGTGCCTTCGAATTCACCCTCACCCACAGCGATCAGCATTTTGGCGATGGCGACCGAGCGCAGACTGTCCGGGGCTTCTGTCGGCGTTTTTGGCTTCTCTTCGCCGCCCTTAGCGCCGTGGATGTCGATCTTGTGTGCTGCGCCCATGCTTTCCTCCAGGCAATAAAAACCGCCTCATGGGCGGATGTGGTGCTGCGGGCTTATCGTTACATCTGGTCCTCGGCATAGATGGCTGCGCTGATGATCGCTCCACCCACCCGCCGCTTGCCGTAGCAGAGCGGAACCGGGTTGCCCGATGCCGTGGTGTTCTTGGCGCTGCCGAAGGCGTAGCCGGGTGTGTTCTCGGTCGCGGCGCTGGTCTTGAGTCCGCCAGCTTGGGGGCTGAGCATTTGGATCACTCCGCCAGCGACAAGCCCGATACCCGCGCCTATGAGCGGTGTGCCAAAAGGCGTGGCCGAGAAGATCACCCCGACCACGATTAGTATTGCACCGACAATCGTTTGAAGAATGCCGCCGCGCTTGCTGCCTACCATCACTGGGGCAATGCGAATGTCACCGGCACCGTTGTAGGTCAGCTCCTTTTCTCCGATGTTGCGCTTGTCGCGAAAGACTGCGAACTCAAGCCCGCGTGATTTTGCGTTCGACAGAAAGCGCTCGAAACCAGGGATCTGTACGCAAAGCGCCTTAATGGCTTCGGCGGGGGACTTTACGGCGAGCCTGAACGACTCCCCGAACTGCCGGAGCTGCCCGTGCAGGCGAATGGTTGTCAGTGGCTGGTAATTGATTGCTGAGGCCTGCATAGCTTTCTCCTGGCGTAAAAAAACCGCCCGGAGGCGGTTTCATGAATTTCGCTTTTCAGTTGTAGTCGACATAAGGGCCTATGTAGAAACCGCCTATATCGCCGCTGATCCTGTAGAGGCTTTCCTTTCCGGGTTGCACGGTGGCTGCGATGGTACGGATGGCCGCGCCAGCACATAGACCAGAACCTGCGAGACCCGCACCGAGGCTCGGTGAGCCAGGGGGAAGGAAGAAGGTAGCCCGTTGACCTGTACCTATTTTCGCCGCTTTGCGTCCATCTACATACACGACGATATCGCAGCCCGAGCCAACTGCGCCGGAGTCGCGCACAACCGTGACTTTTCCGCTTTCACCCGAGGGCTTTGACTGAAAGGCGTAAAGCTCATCGGACGGGACCGGCTTCGCATCCCTAACCGATATCGCCGATGAGGCACACCCCGCCAGCATCGCCACCAAAGAGAAAAAGACCGCAATCACGCTTGATTTTCGTAATAAAAATAGTGCTGTCATTTATTTCTTACCTTCACGCATAACGAAAACCACTTTTCTTTAAATTCGTTTACTGCGTTTTTTTGGTTGTCTTCAGTACTGAATGCAGATGTGCTGTACGCATCTTTAATGATCACTGCCCCTAGTTCATCAAGATCGGGTTCTCCTCCTGTGGCGACCTTCATCATTTCGGCCATAGGCATTTCGTCCTGACGATTCTTCATGATTGAACCGGCCATTTCAGAAAGAGTTTTACAATAGCTCAAAGTCTCGTCGGGGGGCTTCGCCGCTAACGCCACATCGTTGGACAGTGTCAACACAGCCAATGTCATCCCTGCTATCAAAATCCGCATGTTGCTCCCTCGTTGAGATATCACGAGACTTTATCATCAACGTCAGTGCAACACGAAAACTGCGCAAAAACTGGCTGAAGCCGGTTTAGATGAGCGCGACCGGTCAGATACAAGCTTTAGACAAGGCTTTCAAGTCTGTATTAATGGCGCCTCTCATCCCGTAGTAATTGATCTGGGTCTTGCCACCTTTCAGGATCACATCGGCAAAGATTTCCCCGCTCGACACGGTATTTCCTTCGTATTGATTTGGCTGTATCAGTACGCTAATCGGTTGGGCATACCAAGTGTAGTTCTGCCAGCTAAAAAGGATGCATCGCGAAACAGCATCAACAGTCTTGGTGGATGAAAAACTTACCTGGGGGCCATCCGCCCGGCGCTCTTCCAGCGTACTCGCGCACCCTGCCAGCATCGCCACCGCTACCGCCGCTATTAAAATCCGCATGTCGTTCCCTCTTTGGTTTGGCGGGACTGTAGCATTGAGGGGCAGATGCAAAAAGCCCAGCGCGGGGCTGGACTATTTTTGAGGCGGCTTTCGGCCAGAAGCAGTCATCCGCACAGAAGTATTTCCGACCCCAGATTGCGGGAGCATCAGCTGCCAACGGATTGGGGGGGCGTTTGACAGGTCGCCCCCACGCCTAATCCACAATGAACAACTTCGCCCCGATCGTAGTGAATGACCGATGTCCCTCAGCATTATTGCCCACCTGATAGCTCATGCCAGGCGTCAGTGTGAACTGACGACCATCTTCCAGTTCTGTATGCAACTGACCCTCCAGGCACAACAAGATGTGCCCCCTCCAACACCAGTGATCGGCCAGATATCCAGGGCTGTATTCGACCATCCGCACACGCTCTGAACCAAACTGGCAGGTACGCCAATAAGCTGTGCCTGTCTGACCGGGATGTGCCACCGGCTCTATCGTTGACCAATCGGTGGTACCAAATGGGATTGCAGTGAGATCCATTGTTGCCTCATTGAAATGCAATAAATTCAGACCGTATCATTCGAGCAATGGTGCCGATAGACACAGAAGGCCCGCATTTATGTAATACAGGCGCGGTGACAGAAACTGCCTTCACCCTGCCACTGGATAGCCATTCGGTGCTGCTATCGCGGGTAACTCATTGACCACTTTGGGTCGAAAGCTGACGCGCTATATGCTATCTCCTAGCTAGGCATCCAGCATGGATGGAATGCCAGTAACTCGCCTGACGATTGCCGTAGTAGCGTTGCGCCTTCAATTACCAAGGAATGGCCATGTCAGTCAGAAGTCTCGTGAAAAATCTACCAGCAGATCCGGATATGCCTGGATGGGTGCTGGGGTGGGCAGTGGGTCGTAATGATCCATGGACCTTTGTTGACATCTACGCCGACAAGAATGTCGCAGAGATCGAGGCTGAGCATCTAGGTGATGGCCACAGTGTGAAGTATGGGTCGCACAGGCTAGGAACCGATGAGTTTATGGGTGGCGGCGAAGAGCCTAGATAGCGACTGCCTGCGCCAAGCCAAAATCAATTCTACCCGGACCAGATACAAGCGCAGCCTGAAGCCCTGACTTGCCATGGTAGCTGCGGCTGTAGCCGCCTTTGCTCTGGCACTTGCCGGAAAATTTCACGCGATCCATCTCGACACCGCCATCAAGAATGGCGACTTCGGCTTCAGCGCCGCAGATACCGCCACCGGTGAAGGTGAAGAGGTCATGAATGGTCAGCATGTAGCGGTGTATGATTTGCATGTGGCCCTCCGAGCTTAGATCATCGTCGTGGATAAAGAACTGTCTGCCACGCAGACATAAGGAACCTCGTGATGGACCCTCGATTTGTAGTTCAAAGAAACTTCCCGCGGTGCGATGACTACGACGAAAACTCATTCAATGGCCAGCTACACGAGCACGCGCTCTGGGCACAAGATGAATACTGGCTCTTAGAGTGGGCTCTCTACCAATTGGCCAAGGAAGAGGAAATCGACCCTCAGCTCTACTGGCAGGTGTTTCGCATCTTCAGCCACTGTTTCCTTTCATTTGGCTGCCACTTCGATCGGAATGACGGCTACAAGATACGTAACCTCAAGAGAGCACAGCTATACGACTGTCGGGAGAGATTCCAGGTGGTATTTGAGGGTTTTTTCTCAAGAAATATGCCTGAGCAAAACATCTTTGAAGAAGAGAACCCACTGCTGCTCACCCTCCATTAACTTGCTGAAGCGCCCCCTTCATATCAAATGATTCGTGCCGGTCTTTGTGTCTGAGGATCAGACGTGTCCGGTCATGCCAAGGCCCACCGTAGACGATGATCTCGGACGGCCTGCCGTACAGGTGGTGCAACAGGAACGGGCCAGGGCCGAATGCGCCCGATTCTTCACCTGGTAGCGACGGATCGGCGCCAAGGTAAATGCCAGCATGATTCGGGTGAACTGTCCGGCCAACCTGCATAACGATCATGTCGCCGCGCCGTGGGCGGTCGACGCGTACAAACCCCGCCGCCTCGTAGTGTTGCTCGTACAGGCTCGCGTTCTCCGCACTCTCCCACCAACCATCGGCGCGCTGGAACGCTTCGAACTCAAGGGCCCACTCACGCTGATACCAGTCAGCGCAGACCTGCCAGCAGTCCCATGCGCCGTGCACGAACGGACGCTTGAGCAGCGGCGTGCTGCCCGCCGGGGTGATCGTTCGCAGGTCGCCCTCGGGCCAACTCAGAATATGCCAAGGCAGCGCCGTGGCCTCGCACATGGCCAAGTCATGCGGTGACGGCCGGCTGGTGGCGTCCGGGTGTGAATGAACGATGCCGATCACCTCTCCAAAGTCTTCCGCCGCGGCATAGTCCTCTGGATCAAGCCTGAACTCTTCGTTCGGCTCCGTGGCGATGTTCCGGCACGGGAAGTACTTCTGTGCGCGCCCGACTGCCAGTAGCAGGCCGCAGCACTCTTTCGGGTACTCGGTGGCAGCGTGCGCCTGGATGGCTGCGATGATGTGCTTGCGCATGCTCAACTCCTGGCGATCAAGCTGACGGCGGGGAATCCACCAAAACTGAGCTCGTTGCTCTCGCCAAAGCGCAACTTGCAGGACGACAGGCAGCCCTTGCACTGGTCAAGTGCCGGGTCATCTGTGGGATTGTCCTCGTCGTCGAACATGGCCGCGCCGGTGTACCCGCAATCGGGCCCCCGGTAACCATTGGTCATGGCCCAGTGGCAGAACGTGGTCATCTGCCGGCCAGGCAGGCCATGGTTGTCGATCTCGCCCGGCGACGAAAGCTCCCAGACTACTGCCTCGCCGTCTTCGCTGGTTTTCTGGTCGATGTACCAGATCTCCAGAGCCTCCTGAGTCGGATCTGCAGTTGGGTTACCGTCGGGGAAGTTCGCCGCATCCAGGTACTGCGCCAGAGTCTCGCGCACCGTCAGCTTGAACTTCAGCAGGTCCTCGAAGGCCAGGCACAGGGCAGTCAATCGGCCATTGATATTGCCGGCGGCGAATGTCGGTCGAGAGGCCGTGCCGTCGCTGCTGGAGCTTATGCCTTCTATCTGCACCGGCCAGGCCGCGTACTCGGCGCCCTGCCACCAAATCGACTTGGCCGGCAAATCCGCTTCAGAGCCTTCATAGGCCAGCAGTTCATCGGGCGTGTGAGGGATGGAGTGGCCGTGAAAGCGCAGGTAATCCGCGCCGTACTCGGTCCCGTCAATTTCGAACAGGCGAATTTCGCCGCCGGGCTCCAGCTTCTGGATGTCCGTGATCAGTGCCATGGGTAGGTCTCAGGGATGAAAGGTTTGTTCGAAGGTGACGGTGATGGCGTAGACCTGTCCCCCGCGATGCACTGGCTTGTAGCCGTTGCACTTGTAGAGGCCCAGCTCGCCCAGAGGCGGCTCCCATAGGAAACCCCGGGCCCCTTTGTGCCGATCCAGGAACGCCATGATGTCTTTGATGCGCGGCTTCAAGCCAGTGAAGGTCACCGGCCAGGATTGCGTCCGGTTGTTGATCCCATCCTCGACTGACTGCTCGTAACCGTCGCCGAACTTCTTGGAGCGGACGCGCTGGGCTATATCGCCCTCCGCGCCCTTCTCCGTCGCCCAGGTGAATCTTTCGATAGCCATCAGCGCCCCTTGATTGCTTTGTTGATGACGCCGCCCTGGCGCATATCCTTCGAGCGCAGTTCTTGATACTTCTGCTCTACAAAGGTCGCCAGCTCCTTGCCGAATAAGTCGTAGCCAGGCGCATCAGCGGTGGACGATGCGTTGCCGTCACCGTCGATGTGCACTTCAACGTTGATCTGCGTTGAACCAGATCCGCCTCCGCCCATCGCCATAACGCCCAGCTTGCCGCTCGATGTCCTGGTCAGAGGCATAATCGCCTCTTCTCCAGCCTCACCCATGACGCCGGTTTTGCCGTTGGCCATGCCGAACGCCGTAGGCTTGCTGACGATGGAGTTCGTGAATGCGCCGCCATCGGCGAACATCTGTACGCCGCCCGACCAGGCGCCGCCATTGGCCTGGGTCACGCCAGACCAGCCCGCCAATACATCAGGGCTGTACCCTGCCGCTGTCGAGCCTGCTGACGTGGTAGCCCCGCCGCCGAAGTACGATCCAGCGGCAGATATACCGAGCCCTACAAGTGAGCCGAGAAGCCCAGAGGCTGCTTGCCGAGTAGCAATGCGCGCCATGTCCGCCAGAATTGACTTGGTGAAGTCTGCAAACGAGAGCTTCCCAGTCATAGCGAAGTTGACGATTGAATCCTCCATAGAGCTGAACGCATTGCCGAACAGGCTTTTGGTCTGCCCTGCGATGTTTTGCGCGGAATCCAGGTAGTTGGCCCAGGCCGAGGTAGCACCCTTCGTCCAGTCGCTCTGGGCTGCCTCCACATCCGCGTAGTTCTGCCGGATCTGGTCAGTGGCGGCCTTGTTCGCGTCGGCGAGCGCCTGCGACTTCCGTTTGAACTCTTCCTCCGGCATGTTCCGCGACGGGTCGGATCGCTGGTTTTCCAGTTCCAGCGACTGTTGAGCAAACCTGTCTTGCTGGCTGTTCAACTGCCCACTCAGTGCATTCTGTCGGTCACCCTGGCCGACGCCCAATACGGCACGCTGCCCGGCAAGCTCCAAGGCCCGCTGTTGCTGCCCCAGCGCCTGCACGTACGAACTGATCGCCCGCTCCTGCTTGGCGAGTCGCCCCGTCTCGTTGGTAGCCAGCACTTCAAGCTGGCTATCAGCGTCCTTCTGCGCCTTGACCATCCCTGCACGCGCGTCAGCGATCTTCTGATCCAGCTGGATGCTTTGCGCAGCCGAGGTTGTCTTCTTGCCCTTGGCGGCTTCCAGTGCCGCAATTTGGGACTCGTAAGCTGCCGTCACTTGGTCGCGTTCGTTGCCGATTAGCGCTTGGCGTCGAACCAGATAGTCAGCCTCCGACACAAGCCCGGCCTTCTGCGCTGCGTCCAGTTCCTTCTGATAGTTTTTGTAGTCAGTCGCGATAGCCGCCAGGTTGTTCTTGGCGTTGTTGAAGGTGGTCAGATCAACCTGTGTGCCGGCGGCCTTAGGATCCTTGAACTTTTCGTTGATGTTGGCGATGTTTTTGTCGACCGTCGCCTGGGCCAGGCGGGGATCATTCGGCGCTACCTTGCGGATATCGTCGAGTTGTTTTTTGTAGTCCTTGAGTGCATCGGCGCGTTTCTGCTCATTCGTCCACGAGGACTTGGTGAGAGCGTCAACCTTTTGCATAGAGGTGATGGCGGCTTGTTGGGCCTTTGCCTGATCGCCTTCCAGCTTTGCAATTTCAGCCTGTGCCGCCTTCTGGTCCTCAAGCATATTCAAACAGTTTTGATAGAGATCAATCATCTCCTGCTTGTTTTGGAACAGACCTACGTCGCCGGACTGCGCACTTGCCAGGTCTCGGCGGGCCTGTTCGATATCGGCGCCGATGTCCGGGCGGCCGATGTTCTTGAGGCTGTCGGCGGCCCGTGCAACTGCGTTGTACCCTTTCTCCCAGAAGCTCAGATTCTCCAGAATCTTCGGAGTGCGCTCGTTAATCGCGTCGGCATAGGACTCGGTAGCGAGCTTCACGGCGCCGGCGTGGTTGCCTTGTTGCTCCAGCGCTGCAATTTGCGAGTAAACCGAAGCGGTGAGGTAGTGATACTGCTCATTGAGCACGGCAGATGCTTTTACCGGGTCGTCGGCCAGTTTGGTGAACTCGGAGACCGTCTCGCTTACAGCCTTGCCGGTAGCTTCCTGCATCGACACGGCGGCTTGGGTGATCCCGGTGAAACTCTCGCCTGCGATCTTGCCGTTGTCGGCCAGCATCGCCAGCACTGCGGCTGCTTGGCCGGTGGTGCCCACAGTTGCGCTGACCTGCCGCGCCATGTCGCCCAGTTGACCGGCACTGACGCCAGCGTAGTTGCCCGTGAGGATGAGCGACTTGTTGTAACTGTCCTGCTCTTCGCTACCCTTGTGATAAGCATAGGCCAGGCCGCCCACTGCGGCAGTGGCCAGGGCCAGAGGCGCAAGTATGGCAAGCAACCCAGCCGCACCGGCACCGGCACCAGCCCCCAACTGAGCCACGGCGCGAACACCGCTACCCCAGTCACCTGACGACAGCGCGTTGCCTAGCTGTACGACGTTTTCCTGGGCCTGGCGGGTACCGAGGCGCAGCTTGTCGAAGCCGGTGGTGGTCTTTTCAAGCTTGGCGTAGTCCTTGTCGATCTTGCCCAGGGCGCTGTTGTACTGGTCCTGGCTGATCCGACCCTCGTCAAGGTGCTTACCCAGCTGCTCTACCTGGGTATCGAGCTTGGCGAGTGCCGCGCGCGCCGGATCAATCGCCCCCAGCAGACTGTTCAACGCCTTCTGCTCATCCATGGCCGACTTGGCCAGGGCGATCTGCTGCTTATCGAGCTGAGCCGATATTTTCGCCGCCTCAGCCTCGCCATAGGCGCCGGTCTTGGTCAGCTTGGCGAGCGCGTCACGCTGCTTCGTCAGGTCCTGTGTGGTTTTGGCGCTGGTGGATAGCGACTTCTCCAGTGCCTGCATTTCGTTCATCAGCGAAACGGCGGACTGCTCGGCGCGGCCGCCGGCCTTCGCCATTTCATCCAGGCTGGTTTTGGCCTGAATCGCATCGGCCGAGTCGATCTTGACGCCGAGTTCTGCAATATTCATCGACTCACCTTGAATAAGTGCCCGTGGTTACGGGCTGTTTTCCCTTTCCTCCGCCATAACGCGCAGGGCTTCGCCTTCCAGCACCTGAAGGTCAGGGAAGATTTCAGCGAGTTTCTTTTTCTTGATGCCGAGGAACCCGGCCACGTCGCGGATGCTGCTGTAATCGAGACCAATTGCGCCGCCAGCGCCTGCTCGCCACTGGGTGGACATGCGATTGAACAAGAGGAAGGCTGGCCAAAGGCACGGCCAAACATCGAACTCTTCTTCCATGTCCTCTGCGTCCCAGCCGAAAGCAGCGATCTGCTCGGCATCCGGCGGGGACTCATACAGGGCGCGGGCGGCGCGTATCAGTTTCCCGTGCGGGCCTTGGAGTAAGCATCCTGATAGGCGTCTACGACTGCCTCGGTTGTGCCCTGACAGGAAGTCACCAGCGCCTTGATGCTCTCGTCGTCAAACTTGTCGTCGAATTCCCAAGCCACAACCAAATCCTTGATTTGCTGAATCTGGTTTTCGGTGTCAACGGCAACGATTTCGGACGCGGATGGCTTTTCGCCGAACCTATCGAGGCCGTCCTTGCGCCGCTGGTTCCACTCATCAAACAACGTTGCAAGCTCGATCCGATTTCGGTATTTGAAGGTGAACCCGACCTTCACCGGATCCTGGCCAACTACCGGAATCATCACCGCCCCGAGAAACGTCGGCGATTGGGCAATCTTGAATTTCGCCATGATTAAGCCCCGCCGCCAGCAACAACTGGTGCGCGATACGCGGTGATCTCTGCGTTGATGGTGAAGCCAAACGCCACGGCGGCACCCTCGTTGCGTACTAGGGTAGGGCTTTTGTTGAAGGACGCGTAACCGGCGTAGTAGATCGTTTTCCCGTTCGGCAGCGACATACGTAGGATCCGCACTTCCTTCTCGCGGTCGGCCTTATCCAACTCTTCGTACCAGGCCAGGCTGTCGTCATCAGCGAGCTGGAACGAGAAAGCCTGGGCGTTCTTGGTGGTTGGAATCTGCTTGTCGCGGCGCGCTTCGAGTGGCGCGTAAGTCCAATACTGCTGCTCGCCGCCTGACATGGAGTTGCCGATCACCTGATTTACCGCCACCCAGCCCGTGACTTTCTTGGCGGTGCCGGCGCTGATGCCGTCAGGGAAAAACGAAGTATTCGAGGTGTCGATACCTTCCAGGGTGAATGCTCCGGCTGCGGCAGCGGCGACACGCACGGCCCGCTCGTTGATGTCCTCCCATCCGGAGGTGATCAGCAGGATGTCACCATTGGCGAAGCCGTTGGCGAGTGCGGTAGCCACACCTGGATTTGCGTTCGTGATGCTCGCAATCACCTTCGCAGCGGCAAAGCCGGTGGAGAGCGCCAGTGTTGCCCCGTTGGGGAAATAGACAGACATGGGTTTTCCTCTTTGCAGAAATGACAAAACCCGCTCAATGGCGGGTTCAGGATTTGCCCAACGGGCGGGTTACGGCGTGGTGTCGGACCGGTAGGTAAACGATAGCGGCACGGTATAGGTCGAATCACCGGTAATTCCCGGCCCGACATCTACAGGGGTCATGGGCGTCACTACGAAACCGTTTTTCACGTCGCGCACGTACAGTGGGAATAGCGTGATTATCTCGGCGGCAATTGGGTTGGTTTTGGTCTTGCCGGTGCCCGCCGGCGCGATGATGCTCACTTGAAATACGCCGGTGAACAGCCGGTGATCACCGCCGAGGGTATTGCTCGCGGTGTCGCCCGGAATAGTGAAAGCTCGAAGGTATGTCTTGCCCTCCGCCGGCGCGTAAGCCGTGTTCTCGAAAACGATCTTAAGCTTCTCCGACCTGGCAGCGTTCCAGGCGATGAGCTTTGCCTCGTAGATCGAGGCGATGATTGCGTGACTCATACCTGGTTGTTCCTGATGGCCTCCAGCACGATCTGCTGGAAGCGAGCCACGGTTACCCGGACCATACCGCCGGGGGCCTGGGTCGAATGGCCGAACTCCAGCGGGATCGCGTAGGGCAAGTTGTTGATGATGTAGGCCATCTGGCCGGCGGTGAAGTCGCTCATTGCAGCAACCAGAGCCGCGATGGTTTCGGCGCCGCTCGGGTCTACCTCGTCAAAGGTGACGTTCTCGACCACGCCGAGCGAGATGTGCCAATTCGCACGGAACCGGCCGCCGACGTAGCCTTCGGGCGCCTTGATGTCCATACCGTCATTGAGCTTGCGGCCCTTCTTGAGCCTGCCACCCTTCGTGACGTTGTCCGGGTCACTGCGCAGCGCGCTGTTGTGGTCATCGACGGCCTTGTTGTACTGCGTCGCTACTGCGTTCTGCGCCCAGATCTCCGGATTGCCCACAGGAGACATGCGGATCAGGCTGCTGCCGACCTCTATGATGATCTCGCGCACGCTGGCGTCGATGGCTTCACCCGTCTGAGCGGCGAACTCGGCCAGGCTCAGGGCGAAGCTTCCGGATTGTCCGGCGCCTGCCCGACTCACGACCGTACCTGCAGCTCATACAGAATCGGCGTGCCGGCCGGGTTGACCTCTTTCAGTGGCGGGACGATTGACCAGGTGCGGCCTTGGGCGACCACCTTGTCGAGCAGGCCTGGCACCCAGGCCAAACCCTGCGCGGCGATCTTGAGCTTCTTGTCGCCCTGACGGATGAGGCTGTTGGTTTGGAATTCTTGGCCGGTGAAGTCGAGCAGGATGCCCTGGGCGGCTTGCTCGACGGTCGTGCCCGGCGCTTCGCCACCCGTCTCGGGGTCGTACTCGCCCGGCTCCGTCTTGCTGATGGTCACTGCCTGGCCGAACTCTGTGATCATCTCCAGAGCCATCACGGCCATTTCGTCGTAGAAGGCCATGGTGGCTCCAGATGTGAAAAGCCCGGCACGATGGCCGGGCTTTACTTTAGGACTTTCCGGACACGTAATCGCCGTGAGCTTTGCGTCGCTTGATACGCTGCTCAAGCAGTGCATCAGCAGCATCGGCAGCCAAAGGCACCGCGTCTTTGTAAGCCATATTCAAACGAATGTAGCCATTAAGTGCCGCTGCAGCGAACTCATCCCAAGCTTCAGCATCCGTACTAGTCAATCGAAGTGTCATTGCAGCCTCCTTTGTGAGTGAAGGCCAAATGCTATCACTACGCACGCACTGCGAACAGCCCGCGTTTTTGTAGATAGTCAGCAAACTGCGTAGCACTCGGCCGATCCGGCGCCGCCGGCAATAGTCGGCCGCTGGTGTTTGAGATAGTCGCGTACTCGCAAGTTACCGCGCCTTCGACACGCTCCAGCGTTACAGCACCCTTGCGCTTGTCGATTGGGTCGATGTCGTCCCGGTGAATCTCGGCTGCCAGGGCCATCTGCCCGTACTGGATCCGCGCCGGCAGATAGTTGTCTGGCTTGATCTGGCAGTCCAGTTCAACACCCCGGCGCGGCCAGGCCAGCGCCTGCTCGCTGTTCATCTTGCGGCCTTTCCAGGTCTTGCCATCCATCGCCAAAGCGGCCCGGCGAAGCAATGCTTCCTGCTCAGGAACGCCCGCGGGAATGACCGTACCGAATTTAACGGCATACAGGGCCAAGTCTTCAGCGCTCGCGTAGCTTTCGGCGTCAGGCTTGCCGGTGCCGTCCTCGATGATGAGTGTCATGCGTCAACTCGCTGGAATGGTTTGTAGATTGGCCGCCGGATCACCGACAGCCAGCAGTATTACTCCTCGGGCAACTCAGCGACGAGTTTTTCCAGGGATTCTTTCGAGGCGTTGGCCCGGTACTGGACCTTGGCTTCATCGAGCTTTGCTTTCAGCGCCGCGATTTCACCGGCCTCGTCAGGCGGCGTAATCGAGGCCTTCTTCAGTGCCTCGATCTCTTCGCGCAGTGTGTCGACAGTCAGGGCCAGGCCGTCACGCTCAGTGGTCAGCTCTCCAACTGAAGCGTGGATGGTGCCCAGCACTTCAAACAGGCGCAATGCCAGTGCGCCAGCCTCTGGACGGTGGATTTCGCCAGCCTCCAGGCCGTCGACCAGCAGCACCATGGCGTCACTCTCGCCTTGCAGATCGGCAAGCAGCTTAGTCAGTTCGCCAGATGTGATCGCCTGTGCGTCGACGGCAGCAGGCGCCGGCAGCTCGACCACTTCCACATCTACGCCAGCATCTACATATGCCGCAACGATATCAGGGAAGTGCCCAACCACCACAACAGCCGTAGCATCGCGCTCAACGCTACGGAACAGACTCGCAACCCGGTAACGCTTGCCCGGGTCGAAGTCCTCAAGTTGGTTTGTGTAAATGAGTTCCATCGGAATCTCCGTAGCGGCCATCGCTGGCCGCCTTGTGGGGTGAGTTTCAGCCGCCGGCTGGTGGCGTGGTGGTCAAGGTGATCATCACGCCCGCGGTGACTTTGTCACTGGATGCGTGCTTGGCCCAGTTGGCAGCCGAACCGACCGCAGCCAGAGTTGGGTTCGCGCCGCCAGCAGTTTCCTTCCAGCTGTAACCAAGAACGTCGATATTCACAGTGCCCTCAGCGCGGTAGCCGACACCCAGGTTTTCCTCGTCGTTCACAGGGTACGAGCGGAAGCCCGGAGCCTGGGACTCGGTGATGACCACAGCGTTCGGCAGCAGGCCGAAGATCACGTCCGCAGGTGCGGTGTCGGTCACCAGCACCGGCTTGCCGAGGGTGCCAGGCAAGCCTCCGTAAATCACGACGCCGGCTTCTTCGTAGATCTTGTTGGTGATGGCTTCGTCGACGATGTCGAAGTAGGCGCTAGAGTGCATGACCCACAAGGCAATACGGCCGAACTTGTCGCCGAACTTGCGCATACCGCGAGTCAGCGTCTTTTTGCCGTCGGTTTCGATGTTGGCTGAAACAACCATGCCGGCGTTGGAGCCAATCGAGGCGCGCAACGCGGCGGTGGCGTATTGCACAAAACCTTCAAGAGTCGCATCGGCAACGTCAGCGCCGATGATCTGGGAGAATTCGTCAACGGGACGACCGCGGCGCTTGAATGCCTCTTCGGTGGTCTGATAAGGGCCGTATTTCCATGGGGCCTTGACGCCGACAGCCTCACCGGCGCCGATCTTCTTCGGCGTCACCTTTCCGCTGGAGTTGACGTCACGGTGCTCCAGCGAGCCGCCAATCTTGTAGAAGGCGCGCTTGCGGAAGTCACCTTCGATCAGCTCGTTATCGAGCACGATGGCGCCGTTGGAAGATGCGTTGAAAACATCCAGGTTGTCCTGAACGCGCTCCAGGTATGCAGTTTGCGCCTCATCGTTGTAGATGATCAGGTCGCTGTTTACAGTTGTTGGCATGGGTGAATCCCCTTACTTTGGCAATGCGAGATATGCGGTTTGGCCGTGCTTGCGCTGGAAGTCGCGCTTCTGCTCAGCAGTCATTTCGGAGCGCTTGTATGCAGCCTGGCCGCCACCCCCGCCCGGGGCATGTGTTCCTGAGGCCCTTGGCCACAGGTGGGGTGCGCTTTCGCGCAGAGACTCGGCCCATTCGAGCGGAGTCAGAGGGGTCTTGCCGTCTTTGCCGAGGATGGTCTGGCCATTCTCGTCAACAGCGACCGCTTCGCCCTCTTCGTTCAGAGAGAACACGCCTTTGGCGCGCAGAATGATGTCGTCGGTTGCTTCCGGCAATGCGCCGGCTTTCAGTGCTGCACCGCGTACCGAGTCGCCCAGGACTTTGCCCTGAAACTTCGCGGCGAACGCTTCAGCCTTCTCAGCGCGACCGGCGAGCGTCTTCAGTTGTTTGTCGTGCTCGCCACGCAGGCGCTCGGTGCGCTTATTGAACACCTCGTCAACCTTGCCCTCGGTCAGCAGCTTGGTTTCCTCGTCCTGGCCAGCACGGCTGAGCAACCCCTTCACAGCGTCGATATCGATGCCTTCGAACTGGGTTTCGAACTGGGTCAGCTTGCCGGACGTTTCCTTCAGCTTGCCCAGCAGTTCGGTGTTTTTGGACTTCAGCCCGTTTACAGACGCTTCAACGGCAGTCGCGATAGCGGCCTTGATTGCCGGGTTTTCCAGGTCGATTTCGTTTTCTTCTGACACGTTGATACACCCCTTGGGTTTGGATTAGCCTGCCTCGCAGGCAAATGAAATCGCGCCCCTATTTCAGGGGCGATAAAAAAATGGTGAAAGTTATGGCGCGGATGGACACAAGACTGGAAAGCGAAGGAGCTGAATTTCTTGTTCTAGGGCAATTGCTGATTCACAAAATCGCCGCTTACAAGACTTATACCAACATGCCTGGATACGACATCGTGGCTACCAACGCTGAGCAAAACTCTTCCGTTAGAGTTCAAGTAAAAAGCCGCTGGAGAACAGGTGCGACTGGATTCCCCATCAAAAACTTCGATTGTGAGTTTGTGGTCGCGGTATTCCTCAATCGCGGATCTCCAGATGGCAAAAAGCAACCTATCCCACCGCATTACTATGTCTTGCCAGTAGCAACGATCCAGGCGCTTCCTCGCTCGGAGGGTTGGAGCAAGGTGGATCTGAAGCACTTACCCGAGCTTGAACAGTACAGAGAGGCGTGGGGCTTGATATCAGACGCCTTAGTATCAATTCGGGCCGACACCTGCCCTCTGGAATGCTAATGGTTCCAGTCTTTTCATCTGCGCCAGAGTCAATGGCGCAAAGTTGCGATCAAGCTGCAGTTCCGCGAAGCGTTGAACACTCAAGCCACCCTCGCGAAACAGCTTGGCCCGCATAGGACCGATAGCCTCGTCCTGGAACGCGGCTGGCTGCTGCTGAAGCCAGTGATAGTAATCAAGGTCAGCGCTGACCTGCTGTCCGCCATCAGCACCCACCGAGGCACGCGTTGCGCCCTTGGCGAACATCTCACTCAGCTTGGTCAACAGAATGAAGGTGGTGCGGCAGTTTGGATGGAATGGAGGCCTCGGCCCGGAATCCACCGGAAACTTACGCTTATCCATCGAGCGGCATTGCTGGCTGGTCTTGCTGTCAAGCGTGGCCACCATCTGGATCTCTTGCACGATGTCCGTGTTGGCCTTGGCCACCTCCATCCGCGCCTGGGACGACACATGCTGAATGGCGGTGTGCACGACCGTGCTGGCATTGCGGTTGGTGGTTGCCAGGATGCCGTCTTTGTACCCTGCTGCTTTGGTGCCGCGAATGTTGCGGATAATCTTGAAGTTCGTCTGCCCTTCAAAGAAGCCCTGCCGGATCGTGCCCGTAACGCGCTCACGCTCCGCACTGGTCCAGCCCTTAATGAACGCCTTAAGCAGCTTTCCGCCACCGGTGCCGCGCACACTGAGCGGGTTCGTCAGCACTGCGGTACGGATCGCAGCGGCCGTCGGTGCCACGACGTCGAGCGACACGCCAACCGGCGCCGACCTTGCAAGGCTGGTCGCCTCGAACTCAGCCTCGTAGTTGGCGATGTCCACTAGGTCGAGGTTAAGTTGCGCGCTGTACCGGTCGAAAATGCCCAGCAGCAGGCTATCCACCTCCTTCAACAGTGCTTCCAGACGTTTGACGTTGTACTCGGTCAGGTCCGACTGGGTGAGCCGGTCACGGATCGAACGGTCAATCTCCTTGAGGAAGGGAGCGAATTTGCCCACCTCCCCAGCCTTGAGCTTTTCGAGGAAGACCGCATGCCGAATGGTTGCGTCAAGTACTGCTTGGTTCGCCGCCATCTACTGCGTCCTCGTCGTCCAGGCCCAGCCCATCGCCCTGCTCTTCTAGCTCCCCGTCGATCTGCTCGTCAGTTCGCTCTGGCGCGATCAGCCCCAGCTTGCGCAAATACGCCCGAAGATCCGCCTTCGCGAACCCGCCGTTCTGCCACAAGCCAACCAAGGCCGTGATCATCTGCGGATCGGCAGTGAGCTCGACGAACTCTTGATTGACCTGGTAGGCGACCTTCTTGTCGGCAATACCCATGTACATGCAGCACCACATAATGGCTCGCGTGTAGGCCTCGCTGACGTTGGCTACGCATCCAGCAAGAACCGATGTAGATGCTGATTGATCGCCACGGGACTCGGTTGCGGTCTTGGTCGCAAGCGACGCAACCACCATCCGGGCGCCCAGCTCGATCATCATCTGGTTCTTGTCGGCCATGGCCTCCTTAACCAGCGTATTGGGCGCTGGCTGCGCGTAACCGAATGCGCCACCAACGGGCAGCATCATGGGGGCTCGAGAGCCGACATAGATGCCGTTCTTCTCCATCCAGTCGCGCCAGGACTCGTCGAGCCCACTGATCCACGGCTGGGCCTGACCGCACCAGAACACGCTGTCTTCGTAGTCGGCGCTGTTCCGGTAATGGCCCAGGTTGATCATGGCTATGTCATACAGAGGCGACTCATCGATGCTTGGGTCGTTGTTCTGTGCACCGACGAGGGTGAACGGGATCTCTTTGAGGCGCCCCGTGACGCCTTCCGGCTTGAATTCTTCGATGACAGTCAGCGGCCCACCACCTTTCGGCCCGGACCGGCGCCAAACACGACAAACGAAACCGTCATCCTCCAGCGCCAGTTCCCGGTACTGCTCAGCTGTCTTGTAGCCAAAACCATCCGGTATCTCCGGCGACTCGCGCAGCACCACCAGCGTCAGCACGCTATGGCCGTTCACCATGCCGGTGCGCCAGTTGATGATGTCTTCAGCGCAGTAGGACAAGATCACCGAATGCCCGCCGATACCATCGTCTTGGTGGTAGTCGACGTAAAGCCCGTGGCGCCCAGCTTCAAGAACCTTCTCCAGCGTTCCTTGGGAGTGCTGGTAAATGCTCACGCCGGAGCCGTTGGCGTTGTCCTGTAGGTATTCCAGCTTCTTCGGCACCGTCAGCGTCGGGTCTTTGTGAAAGGCCAGGCCAAGCAAACCGTTTCGGGTGTGCCCAGTGGCGTTCTTGAACACCGCGCGCTCGCGGTATGCCCGGTTACGGTCTTCGTTCTCCGGCGACTTGTCGTGCGCGTTGATGTACGGCAGCCGATCCACAACCCGGTGCTGGCCCGCGCAGACGTCGCGAACGGTCGCCCAGCGGTCCAGCACTGCTGTGTATTCCGCCCGCTGGAAGGAGACGTCGTTGCTCATCGGGCGTATCCCATTTTGATAGCGGTGACCGGTTTGATGATCGGGTACTCGCGGTGGATGAAGTAGCCGCCGGCGTCGTTCGCGTGATCGATGCCGGCGGTTTTATCTGGCTCCCCGTTCGCGCCCCACACCTGCTGCTCCAGGCCATCGGCGTAGGTCGGACAGGTGAGCGAGTTGACCAGGTAGCGACGCTCGCCCTGCGCATTGCAGAAGACGGCGTTCATTGCGTTGATTCGGTCCTTCACCGGCGGGTTTGCCGCTGGAGCAATGACCGCGAACCCGGCCTGCTTGAGCATGGCCAGGTCGGTGATGCTGGCGTTCACGGACTTGCGCGAATCGCCCGAGGCATCCGGGTAGATCCTGATCTCGCAGGTTTTCTTGAAGTCATTGCCGTCGTGCTGCCAGTAGCGCTCTTTGATGCGGCGGATCATGTCCGGCGTGTCGTAGCCGTCGATCAGCTCATCCACGGCCCTGGGAAGCCCATGGTCACGTTTGACGTGGGTGATCGCGGCCATCTTGCCGACGTTGAAGTCCATCCCGATGAACAGCGGTTCGCCGGGCTGCACGGTATCGAAGCACCCGTTGAGCTTGCGGTCGTACGCCGTGTAGATCGTGCCGGACGTCAGGTTGACGAACTGGCCTTTGAGGTACGCCATGATCAGCTGCGGCGGATACGACTCCATCAGGGAGGCGATGTAGTCCTCCGGCAAGTTCAGCTCGTTGTCGAAGGTGCTGGCCTGCACCAGGCCGTACATCTCCTTGAGCGACGGCTTATCGCGCAGCTGCTTCACGAACTGCAGGAAGACGAACTTGAAGCCTTCCGGCGTCGTGGTGACGTCCACCCCGTTCTTCAGCCCGGGCAGGTTGTAACGCATCCGGGCGATGATCTTGCGCCAGGCCTGCTGAGCCTTGACAGCAGTCAGCACGTCCAGCTCATCCACCAGGGCGTGACCGATCTTGAAACCGACAATCGTCTGCGGCTTCTCCATCGACCGGCAGATCACAGTGCCGCGGGACTGCCGGCCGCTGTAGATATGAACTTCGTGGTTCGCCTGGTTGATCTTGGTCTTCAGCCCCCAGTCGTAGGCCACCTCATCCATGGTCGGATAGAAGATGTCCCGGATCTGTGGGTAAGTCGGTGCAAAGTAGCCAGCGTTGACGCCGGGCCACTCCATGAAGTGCTTGCTCAGTGCCGAGCAGCCCACCCAGGTCTTGCCCGAGCCGAACCCTGCGACGAACGCGCGGAATTTGTGGGGCAGCGTGAGGAACTGAGCCTGTGGGACGTTAAGGCTCGGCATTCGGCTTCCTCGCATCCACAACGTCGACCTGGATGCGGGTCGGGATCACCGGCTCGTCGCCGGCTTCTTCCTTCCGGGCCCGGTTCACGTAGATGTCACCGGTTTCCTTAGCGGCCTGCTCTAGGATCTGCATGGCCAGGCCGATGTTCTTCATCGACTCGGCCTTTTCAACAAACCGGTTCATGGCGCGGAGACGAAAGGCACGGTTGGCAATAGGGATGTCTGCCGTCTCTTCGCGGAATCGCTTGCGGGTGTCATGGAACAGGGTCACCCACTTCTTTGCCAGGTCTCGCCCAGCACGCTTAGTTGGGTCTTGGGCCTCGCACTGTTGGCGGGTAACCTCAAGCCCAAACTCCTCTCTGACAGCTGCCGCAACCTGAGAAGGAGTGTCGAAGCACGCCAAGGCCTGAACCATGAAGCCTTTCACCTCATTGTTCAGGGCTGCCATAGGGTAAATTCCGTCTTAGGTCTGTCAGGGGTCAGGCCAATCTGAGCAGACAGGTTCCGCAGGCCCTCGATATGTTCAATTTCCCCACCTCGGCAGGACTGTTTGCAGCATCCACCAACGCTTGAACGTCAGGGCTTGCACCGTAGCGGCGGACCACGCCAACGAACTCCTCGACATCGTGTGAGCGCATCTCAAGCTTGGGTGCGCCATCCTTGGTAAATGCTGGCTGACCGTACTTATCCATGGCATGGGCGATGTGATAGAGCTCATGCTCAACCAGGGCACAGAAGTCGGTGTCGCTGCACTGAGCGCAGTAGTCCGCAGCTAGGGTGATGATGAAGGCCGGCACGTCGCCGAACCAATCACGCATCTGCTGTTCCATCCGGGCTTTCTGCCAGCCACCAGCGCGGAACCCCACTTGCTCGGCCTGGCCCAGGACTGTCCTACCATGCTTGGCGAAGCTCGACGACGCCCACATGACGCGGATGTCCGCATCCAGTAGGTGGGCATGGTCTTCGTTGTGAATGGTCCCTGTGTCGACAAGGATCTCGGTTTGTAGCCATTCCCAAACCTCTGTGGCTGGAGTCAGTCGAATACCGACGTCGGATAGCTCCGACAGCTCAATCAGTGATGCGGGAGGCTTCGGTCTGTTCATTGCTCACCTGATCTTTGAAGCGACAGCACGTTTAATTCAGACCGGAAAATGGTACGAATACAGCACTCAGGAGTGAATTAGGCGTGGAGGATAGGTAGCTCATTCATTACAGGCGATACGCATGAGCTACACAGAGATAATATCGAAGGCGCTTCTTGTCATCTTGATTGGACTTTACCTAACGGGGCGACTCACACCGAAAACAGTGCTGATATTTGTGCTAGGAGGCGTCACCCTATGGCAAATATTTAAACTCTAACCACAATGCAACCCGGCCCGGTAGGCGCGTTCGATTGCCTCCCAGTCGGGTTGCTTGGTTGTTATTATTGGTGGCTCAAAAAATAAAATAGTCAAATCGCTAAAGTTCGTCGCTCTTGGGACCGTTGAATAGGGAAACTATCGAAAAAGGCAAACTCGCCGAGGATCGATATTGAAAATGAGACCGAGATGCTCTTGACCAAAACGAAACTGGCTTGCTCCGACCGTCCTTACCTTCCATTGCCTGTTCTGGGAACTGGATACCGAATTGGTGATATTCCCGCCATCGTCATTCTTAAATCAGGTTTCGCAGTAAACCTCGCCAGAGAGGGCTTGAAGCGTGTCCCGGCGGTTGATCACAACCAGCGGGTTCAGGGCGCAATCGATTTCATTCGTTCAACGGAGTCTCCCCCGTTTGAAATCGGCTCATTGATCTACACAACTGAACCGGACTTCATGTCTGGCAGGCACCGTACCCTTGCATTAGCCGCAGAGGGGTTTCAGACCATACCGTTCCTAGTCTCCGAACGAGCGGCCAAACTATTGACAAGTTACTGGGGTAGCAAAGAGGAGGCGCTACTCGAATATGACTTCAGCTTATGCGAAACCAAATTACTGATTGGCCACTAGCACTCTCTCTTTACCGCTACCGCTCTACCATTATGCTGGTCTGCTGCTGGGCGCACCCATGCAGGAGAGATACGACGAAGCCCTGAGGCAGGCCCGCAGCCTTGGCCGCGTCGATTGCTTTGGCAATGGCGCTGTCCAAACCTGTCAGGGCCTTGTTGATGTCCTGGCTTATCAGTAGCACGTGGTGCAGACGGGCGACATTACTCATAAAATCATACTGCCATAAAAAAGCCCCGGCGGTTGCCGAGGCCAATTCGAGAGTTGCTTCGCCTACTACGCGCTTGTATGACGCTTGGTACGCACCACCCTCATAGGCAGCGTCGCTGCAAAAGCAAATGCCTCTTCACGCGTGCGGAACGAGCCGAACCGGTCAGCATCCGTACACACCCTCCAAGGACCGTGGTTTACGCTTAGGACGTCGTAACCATTGATATGCATCTTGGTCAGGATAGGAACACTCATAATCACCTCCTTTTCTAGAGATAATCTGGGGCTGCCCTAAACACCATACACTCGCTTTTCGGGTCTGTGACTACCGCGTGTCGCGCCACGATTTGGCGCATTCGAAAACGTGGCGCGGATTACGGCGCAAGCCGCAGCTGCTGATCGAACAGCTCCCGGATATCTCTAAGACGCCGCATTACAACCGGCTCACCCTTCAAATGGATAAGGTGGGCCAGCTGATGGACGATCCCCTCATCCGAAAGCACCTGGCTTGTCGGCAGCTCCTTGAACCAGCAGACGAACACGGCGAAGTGCATAGCTCCAGGCAGTTCTTTCAGGAAGCGCTTGTCAGTCATCTGGACGTATCGGGCGTGCTCTTCGCGTAGTTCTTGGTAGCTGGCGGAGTAGGTATGGTCACCGAGGACGTAATCCATTCGGGCCACCCTCAATAGATTGGCGCCGGCAGTACCGGGCGCCTTTGGTTTAATCGGTCAGCCGTTGCGGGTCGGCAGCTTGCAGTCTGCGAACCGGTCAGCCAGGTCACTGATCTTCTTCACCCCAATGAATCCAATACCGCCCCCGAGGGCAGCGGCAAGGTTCTGAGGTAGCCCGAAGTACTCGAGGAGTGGAAACGCTCCAGCCGTGAATAGCGTGCACAGCAGCGCCTCAAGAGCCGCCTGTCTTCGCGTCCCACCGCCGTAGATGATTCGCAAAGCAGATATGGCGAATGACAGTGCTGCGGCATACAGCAGCGGGGCATGCTGGCTCAGCCACGCAAGTACAAGCGCCCAGGTATCTGGTTTGTCTGGCATGTTGGACATCTCGGTTCCTCCCCGTCAGGGAGTTAGGAATATGGCAGGTCGTGACCTGCGGAATTGAATCGGCACACTCAGCATTCCCAGCTTGGAGCAATGGATGTGGTGGAGCCGAAAACGAAAAGGCCCCAGCAAGTGCTGGGGCCTAAAAGGCACGCTGCATGGTCGCCGCTTATGCCTTGAGCCAAAGTTTATTTTCCTCGGCCACACGATGGCGAGCGTTAGAAAGTCCAGCTCCATACCGGGAAGCTAGGAAGAGGGCCCGTACCGTGGTCAGGATAGAAGACACCACGATTCGGAAGAGCTGCTGGAGTGAAGCCAAATCGAGCCCAACGAGGAACGTCATCTACAACAACAACGTTGCCGTCATCCTGCAATTGCAGGTAAGCGCGATCTGCCGCGCCTGGATACCAATCGCCCATGGTTGCCCAGGTTCGACTGTGAACACGGTCAACCAGAAATGCCGAGCCTTGCATGTAGAAGCAAGTGACCAAGTTAGTGTTAACGTGGTTATCCACTTGGGTGTAAGGCACGGTGCTATCTGTCACCCAGATTGGGACGCCGTTATCGTAGAGACGCAAGTTACCATCAGCCTCCAGAATCAGCTTGTACTTTTTGCTTGGGGACTCGAGATACTGCCCCACCAGCATACAGTGACGTGGAGGCAGGACAGAGCTGCCATTATTGGCGCTGTCAAAGAGGATAATGCGAAAGCCACTATTGGACATTTTTTCACCTATTGAATCGAATGATTGATAGCGGAGGATTCCGCATTCATGTCGCTCAAAGGCGATTGCTCGAGGCTCGTGGCCTTCACATGATTCAACGTCCCGCATCGGGAACATTTGATCTGGAGCTCTGTAAACCCACCCGTACGGGCGAGAAGTCTTTTGCAGTTACCGCATCTGAATTCTTTCAACATCTGCAAATTCCTTTTGCTGGATCACCCTTTCCGTGGGCAATAAAAAACCCGACTCGATGGCCGGGTTTTCTTGAATTTCCAGTACAAATTGCCGTAGGCAAAATACTAACTGTGGGTAAATAATGCCCTCAGCCGTGCGGGAAGTCAAGCGGCCTCTTTCATCTTGTAAATTATCCCGCCAATTGGGCTCAGTGCTTTGGCGTCGATGTCGTAGCAGGCATCGAAGCAGAGTTGCACGAAGGGCTCCCAATCCCTCCCCCAAGCTGCTGAGGGGAGCTTGATGCCGTACTCCCCTTCCACCCATGCACGAAAGATCTCTGGCTTGATGAGCGGATCAGGGTTAGAAGACTGCCCCCCTGGTGCATATATCGATACCGGCGAAACACGCCCTTTGCGACGTACGCGGCACGTTCACGCTTACTGGAAGTCATGCGCTCTACCCGAGAGCACGCTAGGTGGAAAACCGCATCTTCCGCCTCCTCCCGATCATCATCGGTTGGCTCTGCCGCGTACATGGCGTTGCCGAAGGCCCGCAACTGGTAATGGAGACGCGCTATCGCCGACTGGATATGGCCAGCCAAAGCACCGTGCACCGCATGATTTGCCGTAGGCCCCCGCTCGCTGCTCTGCACTACCACCCCAAGTTCCGCGGCATCTGAGGACTGACCAGGCGCGGGGTTGTAGTTGCAGTCATGCCACGCCTGGCGCGCTGAGTTGATCTTCATGCAGCCTCCCCCTTCTTCAACTCTTTGGTCATTGCCCGATACTTGGCCTTGATGGCTTTGATCTCATCCACGGTGTACTTGCAAGGCGCGTGCAGCCCTTCCAGCCAGGCCACCTTCTCGGCACCGATGCGCAACACCAGTCGAATGCGGTACTCCACGGCGTTGCCGGATAGGTTGCGGTTGCACTTCACACACTGGCGATGGATGTTCAGCGGCTCGAAGCGCAGCTCCGGACAGGCGCCGACGGAGCGGTAATGCCCGGCGTCCCAGCGGCTGCCGGTCATGAGGTCGTTGTCGTGCGGCGTGGAGTCGCAGCTGATGCAAGGCAGGTGCGCGTCACGTAGGCGCACATACTCGTTCACCGCAGCCTGAGCTTCGCGCAGGTGGTCCGCCCTACTCTTCAGCTTCTCCTTGCGGACCTTGATGTCGCGGCGTCCTACTTCGGCCAGGGCCTTGCCGGCGATCGCCCGGCCCTTCTCCGACTGCCCGTGAGCAATGGCGCACTTGATCTCGCCGCATACGGCTTGCCCGCCGCGGGCTGGAGTAAACATCACCCGGCACGAAGGGCAACGCTTACGCCGAGGCGGACCGGATTGAAGTGGGGTTTTCCGTTGTAGTGGGGTGCGCTTCATGCTGCCTCCTTGAATGCTTCGAACTCGGCCATTTCGGTCAATCGCTCTTCCGTGAGCGTCGGCCAGTCATGCAGCACCAGGTACGCGCAGCACTGGCGCCAAAAGTCTTGGAATGTCTCCTCCCCCATCGAGTCGTAGGAAAGGCTGCGGGGTGTCTTGCGGGTGAGCTGGCCCAGGCCGGGAATGTCGAACAGTTCCTCGTCGCAGTACACGCCAGACTCCAGTTGCAACGCCTTGATGGCGTCGTGTGACTGCTTGCCGGAGAACCGATCGATGTTCTGGCTCAACACTCGGCCCAGGCCATGGACCAAGCCATTGAACCGTGGATTACGTGGCTGCTTGAGGTCGGCACGGATCTTCGCGTTCATCTTGAATTCACGCTCGCGCAGGATCGACCGGTCAGCATCGGAGGACGGCACGAACGCTGCCACCTCCTTGCCCGTGGCTGGATCGACCAGGCGGCGCAGCACCAGGTACACAGGCATTGGGCGGGGCTTGGCTGGCTTGCTCATTGCGCCGCCCTCTTCTCGTCGAGTTCGCGGGCTTGCTTTATCAGCAGCGCCCGGCGTTCCGCCAGCTCATTGGCCGCCTCAATCCGAATTTCGGTTTTTCGTTCGGCGCTGGCCTTGCGCATCTCCAGCATCGAGTTTTTGACCAGCTCCAGCTTCTGGCGCAGCACTGGCGCAGCCTGGGTGACGGCGCCGGTGAGCAAACCGGCAATGGCGCGGCCATCCTCGGTAACTGGAACAATGCTCAGATCAGCCAAGTACTTCTGGCCGTGCTCTTGGGGAATGCGCTTTAGCTCCACAGCCTTGGTGACGGCCTGGACGCGACGGTTGGAGTCGAAGCCCACGGACACGTGCCAGTTGACCTGTTTCGCATCCTCGCGGGCCTGGCCCACGAACCTTTGGTAGGCGTCGATGAACGCCATGCGCGCACCGATTTTGTCGCCGCCATCCAAGATGGGTTTCGCGACTGCCAGTGCCAGTTGGATTTCATCGGTCAGCACCACGGTTTCAAACTCGTCGTTGGTGGTCATAGCGATGGCCCAGGCCTCGTCCTTGCCTGGACGGCCGTCGGAGGACTGGACGCGTTGCAGGATGTCAGCCATTGCCAGCTTGCCCTTCACCTCGAAGCGGCAGGCCTTCAACGCGGCTTTGACGACGGGTACCGGGTAGGCGCAGAGGTCTTCGGCCATCATCGCGGCAGTGCCTGGGTTCATTTCCTGGCCCATGGCTTCGGCGGTTGCGCAGATGGCAGCGGCCAGCCCGGCCACCTGCTGGTCGCTCATTTCAGAGGTATTCATTGCGGTCACCTGCTTGGCGTTTGGCCAGAACCATCTGGGCGGCCTGTTCTGCTGCGGAGTGGTTCGCCTCTGTCCGCTCCATCTGGCGGGCGGTTGTGCCGTTAACGCGTTGTCCGGTTACCCACTGGGTGTGGTAGCTCTCGGCGTTGGCCAGGAGCTCGTTGAGGCTGTGGCACTTGCGAAGAACAGCTGCATCGCTGGTTTTCAGGAAGTGAGCGGCCACGTGGTGGGCGACGTCGGCACCGAGGCGGTCGACCAGTTGGCCGAGTTGGCCGCCGACCTTGGCATTCCACACCGGCCAGGCGCTGTAGCGCTTGCGGTAAGCCATGGCGTAGTTCGCCCAGACTTTGAACGTCTTGCAGGTCTGGTCTTTGGGGCCGGGCATGTCGGCGGGGATCTCCACTCGTGGTTGCTGCGGAACGAATGGCACGACCTGCCCCGTCACGACCTTGGCGGTAGCCTGGGGCGTAATTGGTTCAATGACCGGTTCTATGACTGGTTCAAGAGAGTTACTGATTCTGGGTGCAGCTGCTGCACTACCCCCTGGTGCAGGAGATTCACTAGGGGGTGAACCTGCTGCACTACCCGGGTGAATCTTCTGCACTACCCCTGGTGCAGGAGGTGCACCACCACCGTCGAGGGTGAGAAAGTAAACGTTCGACGAATTCCCCTTTGGTCCACCTTTCCGGATCTCCTTGCGCAACAGCCCCGCCTCACACAGAGCGGTGATGTGGTTCATGACAGAACGCTTGCTGATCTCGCACTGGTCGGCAATGTGCTGATAGGAGGGCCAGCACTCGCCTACGTCGCTGGCGTTGTCGGCCAACTTGATCAGCACCAGCTTGCGCAGCGGATTACCAACGCGAAGCTTCATTGCGGCAACCATAAGGCCCATGCTCATGCTGCACCTCCGGCGAACGCGCGGAAATCAATCGTCCGCACGCCCTTCCAGCTATTGCAGGACATGCAAAGGGTCTGGAGGTTGCCCAAAGAAGCCTCTCCACCTTGGCTTTCAGGTACGACGTGATCAGCCCTCAAGCGCACCAGCACCGAGCAGCCACAGCGCAAGCACGCGTGACCGTCGCGGGCGAATACCCGAGCACGCAAGCCAGAAGGGATTGGTTTCTTTTTCGTCCTGCGCCGGGGCGGGAGGACCCGCGGTTGGTGCGCGGTGACGTGGCCCATACGGTCCGGGTTCCACTCACAGCCTTTTTCGGTGAGTCGGAATGCTCCAGAACGAAGCTCAATCAAACCAGCCTCCTCCAGGGCCTTCAGCATGCGGTAAGCGGTGTCCGGCTTGTCAGTGAGCAGCGGCAGCTCCTCGATGATCTTGGCCTTGCTCAGCGCGAAGAAGATCCCGTCATCAGTCTTGATTGGCTTGGCCCAGCTCGGGCAGCCGTAGACGAACGCGAACAGCAGGGCCTGCTGAGAATTCAGCCCCCACTCCAACGCCTTCACCTGGTTAATCGTGACGGTGTATTGCATGTCAGGCCTTCCCGACCTTAGCGGCCAATTCAAGGAAGCGATCCGCGTACCAGTGAGGCTGCGTCTCGCGGGGGCATTGAGGGCTGGTGAGGTTCTTCCCGTAGGCCATGCCCTTCTGCGTCACGGACCAGAAGTCGACAGTCTCTTGTTTGGAGTTTTTGCGCTGCAGAACCTTGAGGAAGCCATGGGCCTCAAGCGCAAGGTTGAAGGCACGGGCTGTGCTGGCGATGGCGTGTTCTTTGATAAGCGCGGTGATTGCCTTGGTTGGCATCGAAGAGCCGCCAGCGGCGTCAGGCGCAGCGTCCACGGCATAGCCTGGCAGGAACTTGGCATCAAGCCCGTTGTTGGCGGCGATCTTGGCCAGCATCATCATCTTGCTGGAGTTCGCGGGCTTCAGCAGACGGTCGAAGCACTCCAGAATGGCCAACTCGCCGACGATCTTGGAATTGTTAGGGTCTTGAGCGGAAAACGTGCCGGTCTTGCGAATGCTCGGCAGCACCTGCCCGACCACCCACTCTTCAAAATTTTCGGCGGCTGGCAGCTTGGACTTCATCACCAGCCGGTACAGGTCACGCTCCGGGATGACGGTCATGAAACCACCACCCTGTTTCGGGGTAGTGGTCGCAGCCTTGCAGTGACGGGCCACGGCGTTCTCCGGTTTGGAGTAGCCGAGGGCATCAGCGACATCGCGGGCAACAAACCACGGATCTCCGAGCTTGTCGGTGATGACCCGGATTGCAGCGCCGTCGAAGTCGAATGGAATCACTGAGGAATTGCGCGCCACGTTTTCGGATTGCGAAAAACGTGGCGCGAGATTGGTAGTGCTATTGATATGTGGCGGGGTTTGCATATAATCGGCCTCACAAAGTGTTATCGAATTAGCCGACCTCGACCGTCGGCTTTTTTGTGCCTAGGTTTCTGGTCCGCTCAATTGATAGTGCGAGGCCAAAGGGCACTGATTTCCGCGCATGCGCGGGAATTTTTGCTATGCAGCCTTCACCGACTGCTTGAACACCTCCAGGCTGACGATCACCTCCTCAGCCTCTTTGAGCAGTTCCGATTTCTCGCGGGTACAAACGCGACCATCGGCCTGGGCGTCGAACGCAAGGCGGGTTACGTCAGCAAGATCGGCGTGGAGGCGCAGAAGCGCGGAGTTGAGGTTGATACCCTCGGGCTTGTCCTTCGGCACCAGGTCAAAGCCAAACGTCTCAGCCCACGCCTTCAATGGGCGGAAGTCCTGGGTGAACTTCATAATCCGGTGCAGCTCTTCCACATTCATGCGGTGGGTTTCGTAGTGCGGGTTCGCCTTTTGGGAGACCAGCGTGCGACTGGTGAAGTCGGCACCCTCTGCAATCCGCCCTGCCCCATGGTCGTCAACCACGTCATAGATCGCCTTCATCAGTTCCTGCATGTAACACCTCGAATTTCTTTACGTGGCGCCCTGCCGGTGCAGAGGCGATCATTTGCTCAACGGACTGACGGACCGGGATATCAGGCAGCTGATCTGGCAGCCTTCTGACGCGTACATAGCTCACGAGCGGTTATCTTTCCGTTGGTCAGCTCTTCTGCCAGGAATGCCTTTTCGGCACGCATCGGGTGAATCCCGGAAACCCAGTACGAAACTGCGGCCTGAGAAACGTCGAGCGCTAAAGCGGTTTTTGTTTGCCCGCCGAAAAAGTCGACGAGCCTTTCGATAGGGGTCATATGAGAGCCCTCCTGATAAGCCTGCTTATATCCTAAGTAGAAGCACGCTTATTTGCAAGCCGATAAGGGAACTTATAAATTCATGTGCATGAGCACACTTGCAGAACGTCTAAAAGAAGCGCGGAAACACGCGAAGCTGACCCAGGCAAAACTGGCGACGGTTTCCGGTGTTGAGCAGCCCCTGATCTCCCAGCTGGAGACAGGCAAGAACCTTCAAAGCGCACACCTTCCAAAATTCGCCCACATATGCGGCGTGAGTGCTATTTGGCTGTCGGACGATATTGGCCCCATGGTCATTGACTCAAAAAAGGAAGAGTCGAACGTATCGCTGGCTGCCCAGAATCCTCAGAGCTTCCGCTATCCAGTGATCAGTTGGGTGTCTGCCGGATCCTGGGCCGAAGCGGTTGAGCCCTACCCGACCGGAATCTCGGATACGTATGAGTTTTCGGAGTACGACGCCAAAGGCCCCGCTTTCTGGTTGACAGTCAAAGGCGACTCGATGACGGCGCCGGCCGGCCAGAGCATCACAGAAGGCACGCTGATTCTGGTGGACACTGAGGCTGAGGTCGCACCAGGTAAATTGGTCGTGGCCAAGCTGCCGGACAGCAATGAAGCCACATTCAAAAAGCTGGTCAGCGATGGCGGCCGGCTGTTCCTTAAGCCATTGAACCCGAGCTACCCAATTGAGGCGGTGGACGAGAACTGCCGGATCGTGGGCGTGGTTGTTCAGGCGCTGCAGAAGTTTTACTGATGCTTTTCAGGGGGCCCTATGTCCCTCACGAAGCCAAACCAGCAACTGCGCCGCGACCTGAAGGCGATTGCCTCAAACCTTGAGCAGTCCTGTATTGATCTGGTCAAGCTCGCCGAAAAGCATCAGTGATGCCGACGCAATAGCTTTGATGGGGCTGGTGGGTACGCTTTATGAGGAGGCTGATAGGCTGGTGGGTTATGCGGATGAGGTGAAGGCGGGGCAGATAAATCGAACTACCGCGAGCTGAGCAGGGCTCGTATACGCAAGGGAATGTAGTGATGAATGCCTTACGGATAGCCGTTCTAATAGCTGCGCCGCTTCTTTTCGCCGGCTGCTACAGCATGCCAAAAGAAAAAACCGAGTACGAAAAAAAGATCGACGCAGTACCAATGCCCGTTACGGATGCTGAGCGTTTAGAGCAATGTCGTAACTTTAAGCGAGTTGCAGAAAGCCAGGAGCTTGACGACATCTTGCATTACGCACAGAGCCCCAATCTCCGCACCCCGGATTATGACTATACGAAAACTTTAGCGCTTAAACGTCGCCTCAGAGCGATGAAGTGCCCTGGGTACGGTTGGTTTTCCTGATGCTGGCGTCTAGAGTGAGCCAGTGACTCCATGGCGAGAGCAAGGCCTTTGGAGCAAGGTTGGGTTTGGGCTTGGCTGACGTTGTGTAGTGGCTGTACGCCACGAATGTTAAGGTGCTGGCTCAGTCAGAGAGAGACCCTCATGCTTAAGAAATTGCTCGCTGCTTGTGCCGCCTCGCTTCTTCTTACCGGGTGCGTAAAGCCCACTCCAGAGCAGCTTGAAAATCCGGACTATGGACCTTATCCATTCGACTACGATCGTACGATCAAAGCATATATGGCGCGGACTCAGCCGGATCCCGATTCAACAAAGTATCAATTTCTGGGTGACCCTATTCCGATGTGGAATGGCATCTTTGGGCTTCGATTCGGGTATGGGATGTGCGTCATCGTGAATGCAAAGAATATTTATGGCGGCTATGCGGGGCAAGAATTGTGGTTTTTCATGCTGCGTGGCGATCAAGTCATGGAGACAAATAGCGCTCGTGTGGGTGGACACCCAAAGGCATTTGCTCGGGTGAAGTGCGAAAAAGTTGGCTTCAACTTGGGAGGTTGAACTAAGTCGAACCCTTGAGAATTTAATAGAGAAGCCCGTCGCGCGCGGGCTTTTTCATGCCTGTAGATTATTGCGACGTCACCGAGGCTTGCGGCTGTGCAGAAGGTGGAAGGCTAACAGCGCTCAGCTTGCCAGTAGCGTCTTCTGGAAGCGTGTACATTGCACCTGTCAACGGATCAACGATCAACATACCTATCAAGCCGCCAATAAGCAGGTTGCCCCAGTACCAACCGCTTACAGTCGACTTCAGAGGGACAGTTGTTTCTGCATAGCCGTCTTTTTGGAAGGTAACGGTGTAGCTCTGGCTTTTAAAGTAGCCCCTGCTCGTCTCCAAAATCGCGGAACCTGGAGTGACGCCCTTATGCAGCACACCTCCACTACTGTCCTTGATTACGTAGTTGGCATTCGTCGGAAGGCTGTACAACCCAACCTTCGGCTTGCTATCGCTGACAATGCTTGCGCAGCCGCCCAGGGCAATCATTGCAATAAGCACTACGACTCCCGCCGCCTTTCCCATCTTCATACCATCACTCCGTAGCGCCTTCATTGGCTTGGCCGATGCTCGGCCGGCGCGCATTGTATCCGAATGATGGCAGTTAGACACCCCGCCACAGAGCTGGGCTTTTATGGGCTTAGGACGTCTCAAATCAAGCGATTTATGCATTTATGCATGAAACTCCTTGCCACCCTATTGCCAATAAGATGCCAACAACAATACTGTACATGCATACAGAATTCGCAAGGAGCGAAGCATGATTCAGGCACCCTACTATCCATCAAAACCACGAAATTCCTACGAGCTTGTCGGCCGGCGCCTGCAAGGCTTGATCGCCTCTCCTCGGGTACAAAGGATTCAACTGGTCGAAGTATCCAAACGCGACGACGAAAGCCCTGAAGCCTGGCACCAGGTCATCCAGGATATCGGCGACACCGCTGGCATAAGAATCGAGCATTTAGAGGGCGGCGCTGTCAGGATCGGCTGGCGCGAGTACTGCGACTCGTAAAAGGGCCCGCCACTGAGCGGGCTTTTTATCGCATACGAGAAAATATATAAGCATGCTTATTTACAATTAAAATAAGCCAGCTTATATTTGTTCCATCGAGTCGGCCAAAATGGACTCGCCAGGCCCTCAGGGCCTGACCGCTCTTTAGTCACACAGCTTCACCCTTGCCGGATCACCACCGGCCCAGATTCAAAGGCAGCGATGAACCGGCCTAAACGGTTCAGAGGGTTGGCAACTGACCCGGGCGTGCAGCGTAAAGCGCCAAGAACAGTTATCCAGCGGGAGAACAAGCCGAAAGGCCCGCGGCTGGAGTGACATTTGATTCAAGCCGGTGACCGACGCCAGTAGCGGGTCACGGCGGAAAGCATCACTGAGCAGCCTTCTTGCGAGGGCTGCTTGGGATGACAACCGAGCACTGGAGGGCAATGCAATGTTCAACTTCACCAGCACTCAAGAAAACGGAAAGACCATCGCCCGTCTGGGTGAATACAGCGCTCACTTCACCAGCAGCGCACGCAACACCCGGATCACAGCGGTAGTGATCGCTGATGAAGAAAGCGGAGAGTGCCGCGCTACTGGTTCGCTGTTCTACCACTACGACGCCATTGCCCAAGGCCATAGCCATTGCGACATAGGCGCCCGGCAGTACGACAACAACGTTTTGGCGTGACGGACCTTTTCACTGATGCACATCCAGAGCGGTGGGCATTTGGAAAACAACCGAACACCGGAGTAAGACGAAATGAAACAGGATCTGGCAAAAGGTTTCCTCACCTACACCAACGACGAGAACAGAACTACCGAAAATCACTACGCTGTCTTGCCTTGCGGAAAGGTCCTGGTCTCCTCGGGACACGGCCTGAACTGCCGCGACTTCGGTCCAAAGAGCCCGGATGACTGGGGCCACTCTTCCTCATTGCCGGATCACGCCGAGTTCATCGGACATTACAAAGTCTGACCTCGCCCACCTCAAGCCCCTTAACTGGGGCTTTAAACACCTCGCCTCTACCCGTCAGCACTCCTCCCCCGCGCCCATCGGCAATTAGCGGGAGGCATGAGTGTTGACGAATACAGGTGAACCAACGAATGGAGTTGACCATGAATCAAAGTCAGCACGCTTACTGCGATGTAGCGCTCGCAATGAATCAGCGCCGCAATATGGCCTTGGCGCTTTGCCTCGGCCTGGTCGGCTCCAGTCCACCCAAGACCTCGCCGCTTTATCGCGTCATCCCGGCAGGCAATGAGTTCTTCCACGTCGTAGATTCCGCCACCGGCAAGGTGAAAGGTTTTCGCCGCAACCACAACGAAGCCTGCGCCCTTGCCCGGCGCCTGGAGACTCGCCATGCCAACCAGCTACGCGGATAGCGCCCAAGCCAGGGAATCCGACAGGCGCTGGGATTTACCGAACTTCGGAAAGAAACAGCACGTCGACCTGTTCCATGAATACACGGCAGATGACCTAGCTGAGCGTGGGGCGCGCCGACTCAAGGAGCGGGAATCCCTAAAGCTGCGCATCGACGCAGCCATTGCGCAGATGGAGTTGGTTTGCCCGCCAGCAGGCGGTATCGAATGAACATCGCACAGCGAGACCACCAGAACGCCGTGAGCTGGATCGAGGGCGAGATCGACAACATGATCCGCGACCTGGGCAAGGCCAATGCCAGCGCGGCAGCAACATCATGCGTCACCTTGGCCTTCATGCTGCGGGTCATTGACGAAGCCGAGCACCGTTATTTTCGGGCGCGCATCGACAAAATCTACACTAACTACAACGCCTCCACCTCTACCGCCGCCTAAAGGCATAACCACACCACAAACACTTTCAATGCTGCGCCAGGCGCGGCGAGGGATCGTCATGTCCACAAATCCTAAAAAAGCACCCGCACAAGAGTCGCTCGAAATGATCGAAGCCGAAGATGCGCAAAAGGCTGTATCCCCTACGGCGGCGGCTACAGACATCGCTGAATATCGGCCGCACGAAGAACAAATCGTTCGCCTAGAAACAACCTACGCGAAGCTAGTCGTTGACTGCTCGACGAGCGAAGGCTTGGCGAGCGCGAAGGAAGTTCGCGTCGACATCCGCGATGTGCGCTACGCCCTGGATAAGACCACCAAAACCGCGTTGGTGCCATATCAGCAAAAGGTCAAAGAAGCTCAAGCTCGCGTCAATCAAGTCAAGGAGTTCGGTGAAACGCTCAAAAGTCGTGTACTGGCAATTGAAGAGCCTGTCGATGAAGCGATCAAGGCCGAAGAAAAGCGTATTGCTGATGCCAAGGCAGAGCGCGAGCGTGTCGAGGCTGAGCGTGTCGAAGCCATCCGGACCAAGATTACCCGCTTCAGCTCTGTCGCTGCCGCATACGCAAGCCGCAGCGCTGCCGACGTAGCCGGAATTCTGCAAGGAGTTAAGGAGTCGGTGATCCTGCCCGAAGAATATGGCGAATTTGAAGCCGAAGGCACCATCGCTCGCGACATCGCAATTGAGCAGTTGGAAGCGCTACACAAGGCTGCCATTGATCGAGAGGAAGCTGCTGCCAAGTTGCTGGCTCAGCAGAAAGAGCTGGACGAGCTGCGCGAGAAGCAACGCCTCGCCGACGCAGAGGCTGAAGAGCTGCGCAGGCAGCGCGCCGAGGAAGATCGTCTGCGCTTGAAGAAGCAGCAGGACGAGCTGGACCAGCAGCGCCGCGACATGGAAGCACAGCAACGCCAGCAGCGTGAACAGCAGGAAGAGCAACAGCGCCAGCAGCGAGAACGTGACGCCCAGTATCAGCGAGATCGGGAAGAGCTGGCCCGTCTGCGCGCCCAAGCTGCCGCGCCGGCCCTAGTCATTGCTGCGGCTCCTGCCTCGATCGAAGCGAATGCCGAGGTCGCACCAGTCAGCTCACAGGCGACCAGCGCTGAACAGGACGATTTGACTACGACCGCGCCGGCAGTTGACGACATTGTCGAGGTTGTAGCGCTGGGTTTTGACGTCGACCTCGAAACTGCTCGCGCCTGGCTTCGCGCCATCCGCTTCTAACCACCCTTTCCATCTCACAGCCAGCAAATCTCATGCTGGCTACGGAGGGCGCTATGACCGATACAGACACCCAATCACCAACCGGCCTCGCCACCTACCATGACCCATCGCACAACGCGGCAGCACTCATCCTCGACCCAGGAACCATGAGGTCGATGAGTGACCTTGCAATGATGATGTCGAAGGGAGTGACCACCGTCCCGAAACATCTCAAGGGTAACCAGGCCGACTGCATGGCGGTGGTGCTTCAAGCGATGCAGTGGCAGATGAACCCCTTCGCCGTTGCACAAAAGACATTCATCGTCAACGGTGGCGCGTTGAGCTATGAGGCGCAGCTCGTTAACGCAGTAATCATCGCCAAGGCGCCAGTCAAGAGTCGTCTTAACTTCGAATGGTTTGGCCCCTGGGAAAACGTCATCGGGAAGATGCGTGAAGTCACCAGCAAGACCAAAAAGGACGAGGACACCGGAGAGTTTAAAAAATACCGCGTTCCGGCCTGGAGCTTTGACGACGAAAAAGGGATCGGAGTTAAGGTTTGGGCGACCTTCCGGGGCGAGGAAGAGCCACGCACCCTTGAGCTTTTGCTGACCCAGGTTCGTACTCGTAACTCTACGCTTTGGGCGGAAGACCCCAAGCAGCAAATCGCCTACCTGGTTACCAAGAAATGGGCGCGCCTCTTCTGCCCAGACGTAATCCTTGGTGTTTACACCCCCGACGAATTTGAAGATTCGTATGGTGGCGAGATCGACATCACTCCCGCCAAACAGACCGCGAACACTGCAGCAGCTGCCGGCGTTTCGTTTGGCCCCAAATCCCCTTCGCCAGAAATCGACGGTGTATTCGCAGACCTTCTGGTCGTCGCGAAGCAGCAAGACATCGAGGCCTATGCGGCAGCCTGGGCAGGTCTCAAGCCGAAGCAGCGCGCAGCAATCGGCCTGGAGTGCCACGAAGCCCTCAAAGCCATGGCGGCGACTGTCGATGCCGACTTTACAGATATGACCGGCCATAACGGCGACCAGTCCCAGGCAGAGGAGGCGGCATGGTGAGAACGGACCTCCAGGGCACAGAGAAGTGGCATGCGAACCGATCTGGTCGCGTGACGGCCAGCCGCTTTAAAGACGTGATGGCTTGGGGAAAACCGGACAAGACTGGGAAGCGCGAGCCAATGGGGGCACGCACCTCATACATGCGCGAACTGTGCTTCGAGCGACTGGCAAAGAAGTCCAAACATAACGTCAGCAGCGCTTCCCTAAAATGGGGGCACGCTGAAGAACAAAAAGCCCAGGACGCCTACGAAATGCTAACCGGCAACATCGTCCTCCCCTCCGAATTCATCGTTCACCCCAAGTACGACTGGCTCGGCTGCTCGCCGGACGGCCTGATAAATGATGATGGGGGCACCGAATCGAAGTGCCCATTCAACGAAGCGGTACATATCAGGACTTGGCTGGAAGGAATGCCCGAAGAGCACATGCCGCAAGTCCAAGGGTGCATGTTCGTTACCGGCCGAAAATGGTGGGACTTTATTTCGTTCGACTCGCGTCAAGATGAGGATTGTCAGCTCTACATCGAGACGATTTACCGCGACGAAGCCTACATCACCAACCTGCACAGAGAGCTGGTCCAGTTCAATCTGGAGCTGAATCGCATGGTTGAAGAGGTAGCGGACAAAGCTCGGGCGCAAGCCCATCGCCTAGGAGCCTGATCATGATCAGTAACCTGAAATCAGACATCGAGTTTCGGCGCGAGAAAGCGCTGGAGCTTTCCAGTCAGGTCCGTCGGCACCTGGCCGCCGGCGGAAAGTTCAGCATCGGCGACAGCCCGGCGATCAACCCTCCACCGCCGAAGCGCTCCACCAAGATCGATCCCGAAACCATCCTCAAGCGCCGCAAGCCGCCAATCACCAGGGCCGAGCGTAGCGCGCTGCGGAAACTCGCGGAGGCATTATGAGCAAGCGCAAGCCGCATAACCTGCAGGCACGAATCGCCCGGTCGTGCCGCTCGCTGCTGGCATCCAACCACGTCGCAGTGGTCAACATCGACCCCAGCGGCCGCCAGGGCATGATCAACTACAAGTCGCTCAAGAACATCGCGCCGGGAAAGATTGGCCAGGCTGTCTGCGGCATTCCCCACCGGTGGACGATCTACCTCAGCGCCCTCTGCATCGACGCCCGCGGCGACCGGTACAGCAAGTCGGTTGAGGTGGCACCCGACGGCGTCTATCTCTCCGACCACCTCGAGGACGTAATCGAGCATTGCTACAAGAAGCTGCGCGACGAGGCCAATCAAAGCCAGATGGTGGCTTCGGGTTGGATCGCCATACCAGACACCCTGTCGCTGGACGAGGAACACGCCGCGGGTATCTTCGAAGCCGTCGGCGCTTGGCACCAGGTGAAGGTCGATTCATGCGCCGCATAGCCCGCACCCAGCAACGCAAACGTCAAACCTGGCTCGCACTGCCGGCCAGCGGAATAGAAGAGGTAGGCCATGGCTGTGACCCAGGAAGAACGAACGGCCAACCTTGCCGAGAAGCGGCAGGAATTGGGCGAGCAGGAATTGCGGCACACGGTACCTTACGGCACCCGGCAGATGCTCGACGAGTTGATGCGCTGGCATGAGGTCGGGGAAGTCAGCGAGGCAGTGCAACTGCTGGTGCTGAATGGCCGGGCCGAGGATCTGCCGCCGGCGCCGCCGAAAGTAAAAGGACCATCCGACATCATCCGTCACTACTTCCGCCAAGGAATGCGCGACAGACTGGCAGCGCTCACCGCCGAACTGGGCGAGACGAAAGACCGGGCGACCATCTGGCGACTGATCGCACATGCCCACTCGATGGGCGCCGAGAAGTCCGCCACTTACTTCGAAATTAAGCGCCACGGTTACGAGATAACTGAAAACGTGGCGCGCAAATTACGGCAAGAAGGATTTGCCGAATCGCTCCACATGGATGCTGAGGATGAGCGGGAATAGCTATCAATATGCCCGTCGACCTGACCTAATTTAATGATCCAGCCTTCAAGCGCTCAAGAACAGAACTAGTCATAAGTGTCTTCCTGTACGGCCTTAACTCATCATGTGAAGCGCTATTCAGAAACTCTGACTCTAGCAAACCACCAAATAGAAACTTCTGATGCGGAACAAAAATCATCACATAAAAAAGGAGCAATTTTTCATCCGCCGACATTTGAGAAAGTACAGCCCTGAGGGCAAATTCAACACTTTCGGCATCGGGAGAATTTTTCCGAGCATAATCCAGAAGAAACAACATTGACTCGATATAACTGGCAACTCCAGACCAGTAGGCCTTCTTCCACTCTTCAAACTTCGGCAGCAGCGCGTTATAAAGTTCGTCCGGCGGGCCAAGCGGCACTTCATAAAGATAGTTTTCTTGGAGCTTTTTTAACGAGTATTGTACACCGCGATGTCCATCATACTCTGTCCTAGTTTTCGGATCCCTACCGATAACAAATTTTACAGCCAGCACTGATGAATGGCTGAGCGCTAATAACTGAAAAATTCGGTTGTCAAACGTTTCCTTTTCGTGGCGCATTGCTGTTTTTTTGCTTTCCTCCTGCTGTGACCGCAGATTGAAAAGCAGCCCGACAAATGCCATAAACGAAAGAATTGGATTTAAAACCCCGCCAAAATAGTCACCAAACTGCCCCCATATTGCTTGATCAGTAGATTTTACTGTTGGAAAGCTCGAGAAGTAATTACCCAATGTAAAAACTATAATGATTACGGCAATGGCAACGCAAATACTCAGCGTATTTACAACGAAAAACTTCCTTACAGCCCCATTTAAGCCATTACCCATATTTTCCACTCCCTTTTCTATCTAAACCTAAAAGAAATTAATAATAGCACCGACTTAAACTACTGCATCCGAACTTTCGGAGACATCCACCTAACCCAGGTAAATAAAATGCCAATACGCCACAGCGCAATCCACACAATCGACAAGAAGCCGGACGGCAGCCCAGCGGTGCTGCATTTGGCCTCGGCTGAGCAGGTCGAAAGCCAGGCCCGTGACGACCTGATGCAGCAGCTCAACGAAAGCTACAACGCCACCGCCGGAAAAGGCTGGGGTTTCTTTCATCATGAGTCGGGAGCTCACCCGTTCAGTGGCTGGCTGGGCAAGTACCTGGCCGGCGTAACCGACTTCCTGACCTTCAGCACCACCGCCGTCGAACACCTGACCAAGCTGATGGAAGAGTCGAACCTCACCACCGGTGGGCACGCGCTCTTCTGCCACTACCAGCAAGGCATGACCGATTACCTAGTGATTGCCCTGGTGCAGGAAACCGAAGCGGTGACAATGACCGAAGGGCTCAACCTGATGACGGTGAAGCGCCTCGACCTGGATCACATCCGCCTGGCCGCGCGCATTAACCTCAGTGAATGGAAAAGCAACCCGCAGTCGAAGCAATACATCTCGTACATAAAGGGCAAGCAGGGACGCAGGATCAACGAGTACTTCCGCGACTTCATCGGTTGCCACGAAGGAATCGACGGCCCAGGCGAAACCCGGACCTTGCTCAAGGCGTTCAGTGACTTTGTTGAAAGCGAGGATCTGCCGGAAGAGTCGGCACGCGAGAAGACGCATACGCTGGTCAGCTACTCCATGGCACAGGCCAAGCTAGGGGAGCCAATCACGCTCGACGAGCTGTCGGGCCTGATCGACGAAGACCGGCCGGAGAACTTCTACGACTTCATCAAGGCGAAGGACTATGGACTTTCCGAGACCCTGCCGCCGGACAAAAAGACCCTCAACAAATTTCGGCGCTTCACGGGCCGAGCCGAGGGAATGTCGATCAGCTTCGAGGCGCACCTGCTGGGCGACAAGATCGAGTTCGACAAAGCGGCCGGCACGCTCACGCTGCGGAATCTGCCAACCCAACTGGCTGAACAACTCACACGCACAATTGGCTGACTTTCGTCAAAAGCGCCACATTCATTGAATGAATGCGGCGGTTAATACTTTATTTGCTCAACTGTTCCTTGAGATGAGCTAGGTAGTTCGCCGCATTTGTCTTTTCAGTTGTGCCGCTCGGCCCATCGCTACCCATGATTAAGGCTTGGGCCTTCGCGAAAACGGTACTTGAGGAAAGGCTTGCACCACTAGTTTTCAGCACTGCCATCAACAGCTTTTCAATTGCATCGATCTGGGCTTGATTGCTCATGTATTGCTCCTTGATCCGGCTCCATGCCGGTCACCCGTAATACCCCATATCAACGAATTGCGCCAGGAGGGGAGTCAGGAAATGCCTTGTGGAAATCATCAGTCAAGGACTGCATCTCGCTGGACTTGGACATATCCGAATCCAAAACTATCGTAGTGGTATTAGCTTTATTAAAAACCGCTACCAATTCCGGCGCTGGATTTTTCCCAACTATAAATTTGAAAAAATCCCAAGAAGGTCAAATTCATGCAAACAACATGCAGGGCCCTCAAAGCAGGCGGGAAATCTTAACAGCCCATGAAGATTATAATTTGTATTTAATATAATAATTAACTTTACACCTTCAATTGAATCAGTACTACCAAGCAAAAACTCTTTGAATCTACTTTCATACTTTCGTCCCAGTGTCCCTTTATGTATCGACGGATGCGAACCCCAATCCCAAACATTGGAACGCCAAATAACGCTTGCACCGAAGTAAAACAAGCTTTTTAAAATATCCGCGTCGATTTCGGTTGGATTGAAGAGAGAAAACTTAGGGCTTGACTGCTTTGAAACACTCGACGAAAGCTGCTCCAGTAATGGGAAGCCATTGTGGGTCGCCCACATTTTTGATACTGGCCCCTCACCTCGCCTTGAGAATAATTGCTCGCAGTCAGCACATAACAAAAACTTTGTAACTTGCATGTCGGTGAAAAATGACTCACTTGAGTTCAAGTGAACACGCATTGGGCTACCGCCACCTTCTTCTTTACTATCCCTTATATGCTTATAGGCAGACTTTGGGATTAGGTGACTCTTTCTAAGCTCCTTCTCCTGACAGCAAAGCGCACAAATCATATCCATCCCCAATCAGCTTCCATACCGATCAATATACCGGCGAGGAACCATCATGCCCATCACTTACGGCAGCGTGTGCAGCGGTATCGAAGCCGCGACACAGGCCTGGCACCCGCTGGGCATGCGCGCAGCCTGGTTCGCCGAGATTGAGCCGTTCCCCTCGGCGGTCCTGGCCCACCACTACCCCGACGTACCGAACCACGGCGACATGACCAAGCTGGCAGCCCTGGTGCTGGCCGGCAAGATCCCAGCGCCGGACGCGCTGGTCGGCGGCACACCGTGCCAAGACTTCAGCGTTGCCGGTATGCGAGCGGGTCTCGGTGGTGAGCGAGGGCAACTGACCATCAAATTCGTGGAGTTAGCAGATGCAATTGACCATGTTCGAACTGCAAGAGGAGAAGCTGAGTGCGTCCTTACCTGGGAGAACGTCCCCGGCGTCCTCAGCGACAAAGGGAACGCCTTCGGATGCTTTCTTGGCGCGCTTGCTGGGGAAGACTGCGAGCTGCAGCCTCCAGGGAAAAAATGGCAGGACGCTGGTTGTGTGTATGGACCCAAAAGAACAATCGCGTGGCGGGTCCTGGACGCCCAATATTTCGGCCTGGCCCAACGACGCCGTCGTGTGTTCGTTGTCGCAAGTGCTCGAGACGGGTTCGATCCCACCGAGGTACTTTTTGAGCGCGAAGGCGTGCGCCGGGATACTGCGCCGCGCCGAGGCGAGAAAGCGGACTCTCCCGTCGGCACTCTTAGAAGCACTGACGGCGGCAGCGACGTCGACCACGCAGTAGCAGGTCATCTCCAGTCGACAGCATTCGGCGGCGGCGCCAACTGCGAACAGACCGAAGTTGCAACGGCTCTCAGCGCGCACCCTGGCGGGACAAGGATGGATGCTGAAACCGAGACGTTCGTAGTTACTGCGCCGCTCACAACAAACCAATACGGCGATCATGAAAGTCGGGAAAGCCTGCTGGTAGTGCACGGCACACAAGACCCTGGCTTCAGCGACAAACTCGCGTTTGCCCTGGGCCGGAACAACGGCCAGGAAAACGCGGTGCTGGCATTCTCCTGCAAAGATCACGGCGCCGATGCCGGAGAGATCGCCCCTACCCTGCGCGCCATGAATCACTCAGGCAGCCACGCCAACGCCGGCGGCCAAGTCGCCGTCTGCATCACCGGCGACATCACCCATACCATGAAAGCTGAAGGTTTCGATGGGAGTGAGGACGGAACAGGCCGTGGGCAGCCGATAGTCGCATACCGCGACGTAGCCCAGACCTTGACCAGCAACTACGGCAAGCAAGTCGACAATACAGACTCATCCCTGGGGCCCAACGTTGTGTCTTCCACCAGTGCTGTTCGTCGACTCACTCCCCGTGAGTGCGAGCGCCTTCAAGGCATGGCCGACGACTACACGATGTTCCCCTGGCGCGGCAAGCCTGCCAGCGAATGTCCGGATGGTCCCCGTTACAAGGCGATCGGCAACAGCAAGGCCGTCACCGTGGTTCGCTGGATAGGCAGGCGCCTTCTGAGGCAGCTTCACTCATAACCATCTTTCATGTTGCGGATGATGGGATGTGCATCACTTCGCCTGTAGACCCGCAGCTTCAACCCGCTGGAGCAAGTAATCACCGAGTATTTTTCAGCGGGTGGCTGTTTCTCAGCAATAACTTCTGAGCAGTCCCAGCCGTAGGTATTTAAAGCATGCCAAGCGAGATCAGCCTTGCTGAGATTCCGACTGCTATGGGCATTGGAAAGGTCGTAACTAAACTTTGAATCTTCTGCCTTTGTAGCCTCAACTGCCTGGCTTACTGGAGCGGGTGCAGGTGCAGCCTTGGTCTCGGCAGCTACATAGCTCGGGTTACTAGCTGGGTTCGGGTTGTTTTTGCTATCGAGCACCCCCTTTCCAACGAGTAGTGCCAATCCAGCAGCCAAAATAATCCCTACCGTTCTTTTCTCCATCACTGCGGATCTCGCCCTAAAGATTGTGATCATCTCAGCTCGCGCTGCTGCCAGTCCATAGCTTGAAAACTGAACTCACTCCACCGCCCGGGCATGGCCCGGCAAGGACTCCCCATGCCTACAGAAAACAAACCGTCTGATCCTTTCGGACCGCACGGCCGTACCTTTCACATTCACCTGAGCGTGCGCGGCGCAATCCGCGACTTCAGCAAGCGCCAGCTCAAGGGCATGTTCCGCGTGGACGGGCGTGAGTGCACCGCCGACGAGGCGAAGGATCATCTGCTCGAAGCGCTGGCTCAGGGCAAAGAGGTGCTTCCTTTCGGTCCGCCGTGTGAAGGATTCGATTTTTCCGGTGGCGGCTGCCCAGGTCATAGCAAGGAGGTCGCATGAAGCGCATCTACCTCAGCGGCCCATGAGCGGATTGCCAGGGCTGAACTTCCCCACCTTCCACAGCATGACCGCAAACCTCCGCGCCAGCGGCCACACAGTCACCAACCCCGCCGAGATAAACCCGGAAGGCGGAACCTGGACCGACTGTATGCGCCGCGACATTGCCGCCCTGATGGACTGCGACACCGTGGCCACCCTGCCAGGCTGGGAGCATTCAAAGGGCGCAAAGCTGGAAGTCCTGATCGCCGAGAAGCTCGGCATGACCGTTGTGGATGCCCATGATCTGGTAACGAGGGAGGCTGTATGAGCAGTCAATGGAAACTGGTGCCGGTTGAACCGACCGAAACCATGGTGATAAACGGCTTCGAGTCGGAGCCGGACGAGTGTTTTTCCGATGAGGAAGTCTGGGAGCAGTACCAAGAAATGAGCGGCTGCCAGCAAGCCGCGTTCCGCGCGAAACTGTGCTGGGCCGCAATGCTCGCCGCCGCTCCGGAAGCGCCTGTTACCAATGAGCGTTCCGACAAGGACTATGTCATTGAGCATGCCGAGTACATGGCCAAGTCAGCCGATGATGTGCTGGCGAAGTTCCAGGCATACGGGCTGGCCCTTCTGGCCGTCGATGAGGGTGGCGACGAGGGCGAAGGCGAGCTGCTTGAGAATATCGACTCCGCACGCGGTGACCTGCAGGAGTCACTGGTAGATCTGCGCAGTATGGTTTACGAATTTCGAAAGCGTGCCGCCAAATCCCGATAGGAGCACATCCGTACTCCACCCGCAAAATCTGTAACCCCTCCCCCTTCAAAGTCAGCCGCTATAGCGGCAAGGACACCTCATCACGGGTACGGGCAAAAGTCTCCGAGGCTATCCCTGGCAATTTTTACTGCGTACTCAAGTAGCTCCAGGGGAACACTTTGCTCAAAGAGGCTTACTTCAAAGCGCAGCGTTTCGTCATTCCGAAAGATCTCGAACATCTGTGTTCTGTCACCTTCCCAGCACTCTAGAGCCAAGCCGTCGTGACCTTCGACGATACTTGAGGCACGGCAAAAACGGTATTCAATTCCGTGTACGACCACATCTCACCTCCATTTCTAAGGAGGCAAAGATACCTCTCCCCTCTATAAATTTGATAGCTGCTATGGCGGCTAAGGATCTCTATGCGCCTGAAGAAAGCTGAGCGCGAGCAAGTGCGTCTGAAATATGGCGGGAACTGCGCCTACTGTGGGGTGCTGCTGGGTGACCGGTGGCACGCCGACCATCTAGCCCCAGTGGTGCGTGAACTGCTTTCCAAGCAGACCGCCGCCGGCAGCTGGAAGCTGGTATCGGGCAAGCCGCTGCGCCCCGAGCATGACGTGCTGGAGAACATGATGCCAGCCTGCGCACCCTGCAACATCAGCAAGGGCGGCCAGACGCTGGAAGATTGGCGCGCCTGGATCGCAAGGCACGTCGACTCTCTGAACAATTACACCCCCATCTACCGCCTTGCAAAGGCATACGGCCTGATCGCCGAGACCGGCGCGCCGGTGGTGTTCCACTTTGAAAAGGAGCAGCAGCCATGATCGCCACCCTCTGGTTCGCCTACGTCTTCATCTACAAGGGGCCAAGGCCGTGAGCAATCGAATCGTTTGCCAGTTCAGCTGCGGTGCTGCTTCGGCGGTGGCTACCAAGCTGGCTCTGGCCGAATATGGCGCAACCCACGACGTGCAGATAATCAACGCCTTCCTGGCCAATGAGCACGAAGACAACCGCCGATTCGCCCTGAACTGTGAAGCTTGGTTCGGGCGCCCTGTAACTGTGCTTCGAGATGAAAAGTACGGCGCCGACATCCTTCAGGTATTCCACCGCGAGCGATTCATGAAGGGACGGAACGGCGCGCCCTGCACCAAGTTGTTGAAGCGGCGCCTGCTGGATGCCTGGAAGCAGCCGGGAGACGTGATGGTGTTCGGTTACACCGCCGAAGAGGTTGAACGCCTTGAGGACTTCCGCGACCGAAACCCAGACCGGCCGGTGATTGCGCCGCTGATTGATGCCGGTCTGGGAAAGGAGGATTGCGAGGCAATGGTTCTGCGCGCAGGTATCAAGTTGCCGCTGATGTACCGCCTGGGCTACGACAATGCGAACTGCATTGGCTGCGTGAAAGGTGGTGAAGGCTATTTCCGCGCGATAAGGCAAGATTTCCCGGAGCAGTTCGAAGCGCTGTGTCGGGTGCAGGACGACCTCGGCGAGGGTTCATATCTGTTTCGCAACCGCACCACCAACGTGCGGTTTTCCCTCCGCGAGCTGGGCGACGGCCCGGTGCGTCGTAACGAGAAAATCCCGTCTTGTTCGTTCTTCTGCGAGATGGCAGAGGCCGACCTCGCCGCAGCACCCTAACCCCAATCCCCCTACACGCCTGCCGGTGAGCGTCGTCAGGGCAACTGGCTGTCGATCCATCGTTCAGCTGCAGCCATCGCATCATCAAGTGCCGCCGGATAGTCAGGCCAAGGGCCTTCCAACTCTGCTGCAACCTCACCCAAGCCATTGATGGGTGCTGGCTCAATGATCTTTGCGGCAACAGGGCTCTGGTCGTTCGGGCGACGCCAGTCGAATTTGAGAAACATCACGTGGCCCCGGTAAGCGTGCGCTATCGGAGCATCGAAGTTGTGTGACACGTCCATGCCTCATCACGAACTAAGTTGAACCCTTTTGTACACCGCTTCGGTCCTGTTTGAAAGATAGGCAGAAAGCTATCACTCCAATCCCCTATGTGCCGCCCCGCGCGGCTAGGACACACCCCATGTTCGCTATGAAACTCACCCTGACTGTACTGGGCGCCCTGTTGTACTTGGTAGGAACCCTCGGCTGGTTCTTCTGGGTCGGGCCTGACCTTGTTGGCACAGGCACCACCGAGGCACTGCTCTACGCCTTCGCCGGCACATGCGCCTGGCTGCTTATCAGCTTCGGCCTGGCCATCCACATCATCAAGACAGCGCGGCCCGCGGGCTCACTCGACAAACCAGAGGCATAGAGGTGCACATGATGGAAATGCAAAGCGAAACCCTTGCCGAAGAAGAGATCGCGGCAATCACTGGCTATATGATCCCGTCGCGCCAGATCGCCTGGCTCAACCTGAATGGATGGAAGTACGTGCTGACGCGGGCGCGCCGGCCAGTAGTGGGCCGGGTATACGCCCGGATGAAGCTGGCAGGCGTAAAACTGTCAGCAGAAAACGTTGCGGCCGAAGCCTGGTCGCTGGACTTGTCACGGGTAGGATAAAAAGATGCGAGCGAAAAAGGCGGCAAACAGGGACCTGCCGCCGCGAATGATTCGGCGCGTACGCACGCTGAAGGGTGGCAAAGAGTGGGTTGGCTATTACTACGACGGGAGGAATGAAGACGGGAAGCGGGTGGAAATCCCGCTCGGGGGTGATTTGGATATCGCCAAGGCTGAATGGGCAAAGCTTGATTGCAAGCCTGTGCCGAAGAAGAACGCCCTTCTCGCCCAGGTATTTGACCGGTATGAGCGGGAGATCATCCCAGGCAAGAAGCCCAAGACCCAAAGCGACAATCTGCTGAGCCTCAAACAGCTGCGCAAGGCTTTCAATGACGCCCCCATTGATGCAGTTTCGCCGCAGATCATCGCGCAGTACCGGGACAGCCGGACCGCCAAGGTTCGGGCCAATAGGGAGATATCTCTACTGTCCCACATCTACAACATTGCGCGGGAGTGGGGGCTGACCGAAAACAACCCTGCCGCCGGCGTGCGCAAGAACAAAGAGGTGCCGCGTGACTTCTACGCCAGCGAGGAAATTTGGAGTGCCGTGTATGCCGTAGCAGCCTCGGAACTGCGTGACGCTATGGACCTGGCCTACCTGACTGCCCAGCGCCCGGCGGATACGCTGTCGATGCGGGAGGCGGACGCCGTAAACGAATTCCTGCAGGTGTCCCAGGGCAAGACATCGAAGAAGCTGCGCATTCGCCTGACCGCTGCCGGCGCACTCAATGACCTAGGCGCCTTGGTTGCAAGGCTGATAGAGCAAAGGCGCTCCCGCGGCGTGCGAAACCCTTACCTGATAGTCACGGAAGACGGTAGGCAGGTGACTAAGCACATGCTCCGCCTACGCTTCGACGATGCTCGCGACAAAGCAATCGCCATCGCCAAAGAGGCAGGCGACGGTGTTCTTGCATCCAGTATTCGGCAGTTTCAGTTCCGTGACATTCGCCCGAAAGCTGCCAGTGAGATTCTGGACCTGGGCGATGCCAGCCGCCTGCTGGGGCATACGGACAAGCGGATAACCGAGACGGTTTACCGTCGTGTTGGGGAGATTGTGAAGCCGACACGCTGA